GTAATCGCCTGTGTTAAGCTCTCCGTCCAGCAGATAGCCGTCTTTATCTGTCTTTACAGCCACAGAAACAGGTACGCCGTTATCTTCCCAATCAAACTCATCAATCAATCGGTTACATCTAATTTGTCGTAAGTCGAATACAGTTGCTACCTCGTCTGCATAATACACTTCTGGAAGTGCTACACGTTTAGCTTCTTGAGGTTTGCCTACATATCGATAGAACGCGTATGGTGGGTAACCAGACGCACTCCAGAGCCAGTCGTGATTGTCTATTACAATACCTGCCTGATAGCGACAGTTAATTACGTTATCTGTATCCGTAAACATTCCTGTGTGCCCTAATGCACCTCCAGAATTGCCGCGAATGCCCCAGATGAAGATATCGCCGCGTTGTGTGTCTGCCTCGCCGTTAGCGTCCTCGGGCAGTCGCACCCAACCATTCTTTTCCAGAGCGTCGAATAGAGTGTCAGTATTGCCAATCCAGTAGCTTGCAGGTAAAAGACCTGCTTCTTTTAGAGCGTGATATACAGAGCTTGAGCAGTCGTATGAATTTGGACCATTCCGATTTTCCATCGAATAAAAAACTCGTCCTTTACGTGCGTAAAACCAAGCTAGTGCTTTTTCTATCATTTTGTTACCTCCTTTACTTTTTCTATTACTTCAACGGGTGTTCTATCTTGAATAAAATGGGTAAATTGAGTAAGCAAAAAGAGCCCTACTGCACCTATGAGTACGGTTAAACCTGTGTATTTGATGATTACGCCTACGAATTTCTTTTCGCCAGTAACGATAGCTTTTATGAAGACGTTGCCATCTAGTGTATCGTTATGGTATTGGATTGCTTTGATATTCTTTTCAATATCATTTATTTTTCCATCTACATATTTATTTCGCTCTATATATACAGACTCACTTACTAACCCGTCTAGTTTGGCTAATATTTGAGCTAATGATGGTTCTGCTACTTTTTCATTGAACACCTCTAGTTTGACTAGGCGTTCACTTAGGTCTGTGTTTGATCCTGGCATATAAAAAACGGAAGCCTTTCGTCTTTATACGTGCTTCCGTTTCTTGAGATCACACTGGTTAGTTTATAATACTATTTTACCATTTATATATTGGTCAGACAAGATAGACTTTACGACAATGCCAGATAATAAATACACGACTACTGAGGTAGATACTGGTAAAAAATGGATAAATGGCAAGACTATCTATCAAAAGACTTTTATAATGGGTGGACTCGGTTTAGCTACTACAATTAAAAAGCCACACAACATCTCTAACTTAGATTTAGTGGTTAGAATTCAAGGTATCGCCAAAGAAAACTCAATTGGTGCGACGATTAACCTGCCGCATGCTGCCGATCAGCAGCCATATACAGTGACAGTTTACGCTGACAACACAAACGTAAATATTCAGACATACGCTGACCAGAGTGGCTATGCTCAATCTTATGTGACTCTATGGTACACGAAAAAGTAACTAGATTTAACCTATCGCTATCCAATTAACATAATACGTTCCTAGAAGTTGCGCGCCATCAAATCGACGACATCGAGCAGTAAATGATGTATTTGTAACGCCTACCGCGCTAAAAACACAGCCTCCCCAAGAAGCATTTGGTTTATCCGTCCAGCCGTCCCCAGGTTGACCATACCCACCGAAAGAGCACACTACAGTAGGAAGCGTTTTGAATTGCTTTGGAAAAGTGATTTGAATAGTGCCTTCAACCGCCTGAGCGGGAACATTGAGCATAGCTACACCACACTGCACATTCACAGGCTTGTCGGCAGTCGTGTTATTTCGCTTTACTTTTACTTTTTCTTCGAGCGGCATAGTCGTAAAGTCTATCTTGTCGGCTGTAATAGACTTCTCTTTGATTGATTCAGCAACAATACTGTCTTTGGCTATATTCTCAGCCTTTACAGCACCTTTTTTTAGAGAACCGTCACTGTTATGAGATTCTAGCATTGCCTCGGCTAGATCTTGCGCCCAGCTGGCAGTAGGACCAGCTTGAACAATATCCCCAACTAAGTTACCGTCATCTATTGCGTTATTCTGGATTTCTAAACTAATAATCTGACCAGTAGCCTTATTTGCCATACCCTTCCAGTCTTTCTGGCTACCTGGGACCACTTTACCTGTTGAGTCTACCCTATATGTCATAAAATGCACAGCAGTATCTTCAGTCCAACCAGTCAAACTATCTACAGATAGAGTGTCAGAGTTTGCGGGTCGTGGGGCAACTACTCGTGCTACGTTAGGATTGCTGCCGTCTTTTACTTTTGTAATTTTGTCACTAATACTTGCCATTTTGTTATTCCTCCTTTAGCTTTGGTCTTTCGTGCCAATATTTACGTATTCAAATACCACTCTTGATATGCTGTAACTTACGCCAGGGTCTGATGAACTCCAGCCGTATTGCACCCAGTGAGCGTCTTCATCTACTTCCAGCTCTACCTCTTCGCTAGCAGAGTTGAATGTTTCAGGTATGCCTCTCACCTCACTCCATCCGATAGAGCTCCAACCAACGCCTGGCTCGCTCCATCCAGTACGACTTGAAGATGCTCCGAAAAATCTTGTCTCCGTAAACGTCTGTAATCCGTCTTCTGTTTTAATAGTGGCGGTAAGATTAATGCGCCCTTGAGGTCTGAGTAGTACAAATACCACCTTCAATACACGCGCCCAATCCCTTCCAGTCTCTTCAAATCGTAATTGACCACTTTGTGCGCTAGTGTTAAACGGCTTACCGTCGTCAACTGTAGTTGCACCCTTAGATAGCTCGACTATCTTGTTTCCTTGAACTATTAAGAAGTGAGTTATGCCCGAGTTATCGTTATATAGTGTCATCCAGTCAGCACGAATACTCCACGGTTTCATCCACGCACCTCTACGGTCAGTGTCATAAATCCATATCTGGTTGTTGTAGTCAGCGGCAACAGGTAGCGCCCAATACACGCGACCTTCAAATGCTAGACCTACGGCTTTCTCTATAGCTTTACTGTTTAGGTTGCTAATAGCATCTTGGATAGTGTTGGTAATTCGTCTTGTAGATAGGACGTTCTGTAATTGCGGTAGAGTTCCTGTAGTATTAAATCCACCACGGCTTGGATATAGTAGGTCGTTATTGTAAATGACTACAGCGTCAGGGCTATCTGTGCCGTCAGCACCAGTATCTTCTTGTACTTGCCAGACAGTAATAGTATCTTCACCGTAAGTAATGTTTGTTGGTGTAATATAGAATCGTTTACCAGTACCGTTTGTACCGTTAGCTAGGACCGTTACTTTAGGGTCGCCTTTACCATCTCGATATGGTCGTACTGCAAATGGTACTTCTTTGGTACCGTTCCCTACTGGCGTATATCCACCGCCATATCCAGGTGAGAAGTCTAGCTCATGCCCATAATCACCACCACGCCATACATAGAATTGATTGTCTTTATCACCAGTCATCCATATACGGCCATTGACTACATCGGCTCGTGTTGCTTTTGGACCAGCCGTGTTATTGTCTTTTGGTAGAGGTACTGACATGTCTAGACTACGCGATCCATTATCTACAAATACTGTCTGATCCATTGGCAGTGCGGCAGCTAGACGGTAAAGTGTAGGCTCTCCGCCACCGTCAACACCAACACCACAATAAATATTCCACGACTTAGCTTCTGTACTATCTGGACGCTTGACTGATAGGTTATGTTTTTCACCGTTCCACATATCTCGGTCGGTAGAGATTGCTTGAGATAATAGAGGCGATCCTGCGGTTTCACCAACAGTAGAGTTAAAAGTAACTGCATAAAATACCTTAAATCCTGTACCAGTTAGCCCTACGTTTTTATCTAGTATTGGCTTTGCTGGATCTGATATTTTCTGAAATGCTACAATCTTCTTTGTTGGTATATCCAAGTAGCTAAGAGTATCTTCGCCATTCATGACTAGAAGGTTGTTGCGTATCTGCTTGAAATGACCGCGGGCGGATTCGTGATATTCTTTACCTTCTACAACTTGCCATGCTGGGTCTTCGCCCTTAGCTATACATAGTTTTGTCTTGCCGTTTATTCTTTGAAGACAAGCTAGCCAGTTTACAGAACCATCTTTTGTAGTGCTACGAAATTCAGCCAATTCACCTAAGACTGTTCCTAATGGCTGGGGACCATATTTAGCAGTACCATGTCGCACGGTAATAACAGAGTCCTGATCCAATATCATATTCTCAGACGACCTTAGACCTCTTAGCGGTGAGCGACCATCATCAAATGCAGTGACTACGCCGTTTGTCCAGTCCTCAACCGACAGCCGCTGTATTTTTGGCGCTTTAGTATTGCTAGGGGGTTTTAGCATATGTCAGACACTCCTGGAATCATACTTAGAGGTGCATATCTAGCTTGGCTAGCATTATTCTCTATCATTTTTTCCATTAGCTGGTTGGCTTCATTGATGAGGTTGCCATATTGGTTCTGTAAAAGAATGTCGTTGCGAGCATATTCAGCCGCACACATCACCACTAGCCACATTGGATTGTCTACTGGGACCATATCGCTTGGGCTTGATAGTAATGGGGCGCGTAAATATACAGGTATTGTTATTTGACCTCCAAGTACTGGATCATCACTTCGTATAGGATCGATAAACACCAGCTTATTGCCAGAAATAGTGCAACAGTCTTGTCCCTTATACATTCCCGCTTGCTCTGGTGGCACTGTAGTGTATTCTTTAATCTGATTGTCTTTTTTAACCTTTATAGTGTCGCCGTATACGTTGCTTACCTTGGCAACCTTAGTAAAGTCAATTTCATATTCCTGATTCGTCGATAGTGTTCCGATATCGTAATTAGGGTCATATAAAGACTGCCAATCAACATTAGGTTCACTTTGCCATACAGGGATATACATGTTAGCAATACCTAGTATTTTCTGGTATTTCTTGTCTGTTTCTGGTAGGTTGCGCACCTTACCAGTAGCTTTCAGCATGACTGCCGATATAAGTTGCGTAGTGTTCATGGCGTTTTTCCTAAATTAAAAACACGGAGCCGGCTTATTATTGCCAGACGCTCCGTGTTCTTTAGGTCACGCTGTTTTCTGCTTATATTATATCATAATTATCACTATTATGCTTTCTTGATGCGGATTCGCGTGTTTTTGCTGGTGCTTGCACCATTCCACTTTTTTAATGTATTAGTTATCTGTTTTTGAGTGTTAGTCTTGCTTATTAGGTTTTGTCCGATTTGGTTTATACTTGTGTTTTTTGCGGATGATTCGTTAGCTTTTGGTGCAGAAGATGTTAGACTCATGCTCTTAGCGGTTGCAGAAGCTAGTGGAGATGTGCTACCACCGCCGCTTGACCTACCACCTCTTCGTCCTCTACCTCTTCCACTACCTGAGCGTCCAGGGCCACCTGAGGTATCTTTGGTTATCTTATTGCCGTCAGTGTCAAACTGAGTAGCATTAAGGGCGCGTGCTTCCTGTTTAGTGATGTAACCTTCTGCACGTAGCTTATTGATTACACCATTTTTAGCAAACATTTGTCCTGTAATACTCTTTCGTCGACCATTGGCTAGTTCTTGTATTAGATCCTCGTGTGATGATTCTTGAGCCTTTTGACGCCAGTAATTATCCATCAGACTTACTTCGTTATGAGATGTCATCGCGCCGTACTCAATTTGATCCTTTGTATATCCAGATTCTTTGTAGTAGCGTTCTTTTACCCAGTCTGGCAAGTCTTTGTATTTACCGGTCATCATATTGACGGCAGTTTTAGCTTTATCTACCTTCTCTGTACCGTTCTGTAGTTTGTTTAATGTTGCATTGAATGAAGTGAACTCTTTTTTAATAGTTGATGTTTTATCAATGTCATACGCCTTCATCCAGTTGCGATAAGCTTCATCACCTTGTCCTTGAGATTGAGCAAGCTTTTTGTATACACCTTTTTCTACGTTACCATTCTTGTTTACTAGCAATCCGTCTTGGAATGTATAGTCGCCCTTCTTTAGTTTCTTTTTAATTGAAGCGGCTTCTTTCTTGCTTAGTCCTTGTAGATCTATTTGATTATCTGTTGCTTGTTTTTGTTGTGGATTATTGTTGGTTGGCATGTTTATTTGCATACCATTAGACGCGTTAGCGACTAGACCGCCAGTCTTAAATAGATTGACCCACGAATTCTTTCCTTCTTCTACTTGCACTGGTATTAGTGCGTTTTTACCGAATAGAGCACCTTGGACCAGATTGAATGGATTGTCTTTTTCAAACTCAACCTTTGTCTCACCATTGCCGTCTTTTACTTCGCCAGAGTGAGCTGCCGCAATACCCTGAATAGTTTTCTTTAATTGGCTACCTGCTGGTAATTGACCTAGGATATTATACATGGCGTCTTTAGTTTTTGCTTCTGCCTTATCGTCATCACCATCTTCACGTGCTTTGGCTGCCTCATCCAATTTACCCTTAGTGTCAATCAATTTACGAGGTAAGTCAACGACTGGTATTGTACCGTCGTAACGTCCTAAGTTACTCTCTTTGCCGAATAGCTTCTTGCGGTCGTCTTTTGTCGTTGCAGTATTAACTACAGCTGTAGCTATAGGTACGGCTGTAACTGCTTGACCAGCTACTTTTTGGATTGTACGCTCTAGTTTAGCTTGTACTGAATTGTCTTTATCGTCATCGTCGCCACCACTTAGCCAGTCGCCTACAATCTCAATCAGTGTACCTAATGGATCAACTCCTGGCTTATTTCCAGTTAGTGCTTCTATCGCACTATATGCAATTGCCGTATTAACAGCAAGTGCCACTCTCTGTTTATTAGACATCTGGTTCCATACATAACGGTTCTGTTGTGTAACTTCTCGCGTGAACTGTAAGAATGATGCGGACCATAGCCTATTATATGCTCGTGGGGTGCTTATCTGATCGCGTAAGGTTACCGTGTCATTAATGAATCGTTCTGCGTATCTAACTGCATCCGCGTCACTTAGTCCATTATTGATTGCCTGATTATATTTAGCTAAGAAGGTATACTCAATAACGCCCCTTTCAACTACTTCCATAGGAATACCAGCAGTCTTCATGGTCTTTTCAAACTTGGTATCATCTGTCAGATTGTCATCTGCATATCTTAGGGCTAGAGCATCAGACTTCTGTAATATAGCTTTACGGTTTTTTAGCTTGAATGCCTGTATTAATGCTTTCGGGTTGGTTGTAGAGAATAGAGCAGGTAGTGATGCCGTCTGAGCTACTACTGAATTCATATTGCCGACAATCTTAGATAGTGCCGCCTGCTTCATTAATGCTCTACCAGTTGCGCCTAGAAACTTGCTCCCAAGACTCGGTTCTGTATCGTTTACTAATCGTTGGAATGGGTCTGTCTTTCCAGCTAGTCGGTTTGCGTGTTCTTGGACAAATCCGACAAATTGAGTCAGTCCGTTTGCGCTATCAGACATCAGCTTCATAAAGTTTACGTCATTAAGCATCTTATCTAGACTTTCAGACATATTGTTGGTGGTTTCTTTTAGGCTATTTATATCTTTTGCGTCTAGTTTCTCTACGCCGAACTTGTCGGCTTTTCTAGCCAGACGATTAAGTTCTTGTATGCCGTCTATCTTTCGACCAATTGCACGTTCTAATCCGTATAGTTTATTTCTTACTTGCGTTAGCTCTTCAGCATTGACCTTGCCAGAAGCAGCCGAATTATACAGAGCATCTACTCTGTCAGCTAGCTTTTGTATACCGCTAGTACCCTTACCTGCAAATTCTTGTCGTGCTTCACTAGCTGCGCGCACTGCCACTTCCAGCGAGCGGTTCATTGTAATAGCATCTGTCATATGAATGTTATGTAGGGCTATCTTGCTGTATTCCATTAGTGGCGTAAATGGATCTGTTGGCTTTACGTCACCTACACGTTGCATAGCGAATTGGTTAAACTTCTGGCTTGGCTTGAATAGTCCTGTACGACCTGCTAATTTAGCTGGTAGTGATTTACGAGATTCAATAGCCACATCTCCGCCAGATAATAGATTCTTAGCACCGCCATACATAGCCGCGATAGCTCCCTTGCCAGACTGCATTTCTCCTAGGTGCGTAATATAGTCTTTACGCTCCATAATTGGGTCTTTGCCTAACTCTACCCTTTTTTCGTTTTGGCGAGCTAGCAAGTTCTTGTATACAGCACGTAAGAAGCTGTTGTATTGATCCAGAGCTTCAGCGGCACTCTTTCCGTAAACATCTTCAAATACTTTCAAGCGTTCATCGTATGATGGTGATTTTTCGCCACGTTTTGGACGTGATGGTTCAATTACATATACGGCGTCTTGTAGCATTTGGCGCTTTATTGGACCGTGTTTTTTAGCTTGTTTTAGTAAGTTTTTGCGATAATCTTTTATCTGTTCACCGATAGCGTTGCCTTCTTTTACTGCGGCGGCATTAGCTTGACGAGGTGTTTCAGACATAATATTCAGTAACGCCTCTTTAGCTTTATTGCCACCCTTCTTAAAGTAATCAAGGCTATTGCTTCGCCTCAATGAGCCTGTCACACGGTCTATCATTCCTTCAGTAGTCCATGTTTGACCTGCACCAGAACGCTTCGCCTTAATCTTACTGAAGTCAATATCGTGCATATTCAGGTTCATCTTCTTTTTACCTGCATATATAGTTACGTTGCCGTCAGGTGTCATCTCAATGTAATTACCTAGAATTTGACCAGTTTGTGCGTCCACTACTCTACCAGACTCTATATAGTGCTTGTCTGGATCGAATGTAACTAGTTTATCGCTTGGACGATATGCCTTTTTATCTCCAGTTTGCATATAACCATCAAAAGCACTCACTAGTTCAGCATTTACACCCTTAGAGTTTTCTCTCCATATGTACTGAATAGCTAGACCGTCATCAAATGCACGCTTAGCCTCATCATTGACTGCCTTGTCTGACCTAATATCGTCTATGAATTTCTTCTGTAGTGGTGAAGTTACTTTTGGTGCTTCAGCGCCTGTTCGTTGCCATTTACCAAAGATATTTCTGTATTCATAGAATGAATGATATGCGCCCTTCTCATCCTTATAAATCATCTGGCGTGTATTGTGGGTAGCTGTATTTGCAGTAGTTGTAGGTGCTGGGACCGCGTGTTCCGCTCCAGGTAGTTTAATCTTTTCTTTTACTTCTGGTGCTATTTCGTCTATTGGGCGTAATCGTCCATTTTCATCTAACATACTACCAGCGCGGGCGTTGGTGTTTAGTAGTGCCCTTTCTCCAGTGATATCATAGCCCTTCTGTTCGGCTAGTTTAGCAAATTGTTTTGCAACAGCTTTTTCATCAATACCAGTAGCTACACTAGCATTATGTACTATATCTGCTATTTTGTGCCTTGGACCTTCATCTAATCCTCTATTCAGTATTTCTCCTAGTGCCCGCTGCTTTTCAATTCGCTCTTTTTCTGCCTTAGCCTCTTCAGTACGTCGTTCTTCTTCCGCCTTCGCTTCTTCTATTTTCTTTTGCTTCTCAGCCTCTATCTTAGCCTCTTCAGCATGTCGCTCTGCAATCATCTTCTGGGCTTCTTTAATGACGTCTGGATCCCTACGCCATTCTGCCAATAGGGTCTTTCTCTCTCTTTCTGCGCGTCGTGCTTCAGCTACTCGCTTAATTTCATCGATAAATGCGTCGATATCGTCATACCCCATCTCCTGAGCAACCGTATCGATATCTCGCTTACCAGTACGGCGTTTATAGTTAGATGGTAAGTCTCCAGCTAACTCTTTTCCTAGGTGGTGTCGTAGGTCATCTACATGCAGACGTGGGATGCTCCACGTCAATCCATGACTTCCGAGGATATTTGTGTCATTATGCTCTAGGAATAGATTCTGGTCTATATTCTCATATATAAACTCGTCTATAGCCTCTCTTAGCTCCCTAGTCATCCTAGGCTTAGGGTTGGCTTCCATTTCGTTAATAGTTTCTTGAAGAGGGTGCTGGAATTTATCGCTATTGACATCTTGAGGATTGTTTGCTATAGTGGCATTAGAATCACCGGAGCTAAATCGCCTACTTGAGCGGTTCGCCGGTATTCTTTTTATATTGTTGAAGGCGTATACTAATTTACCCTTACTGTTTAGCCCAACATTTATAGTTACATCAAATTGTTGACCATCTATTTCTATGCGCGATGTCCTATATTCAAAACCGTCCTTTGCGAATGAATGAGCTTTCGTGTCCGCAGCTTCTGCATATTTCTTAGATACCTTAAGGATATCAGGCAACTCGCCAGCCATCTTGCCCTTAACCAATATGTCTTCAAAAGTCTGATGCGGATCGACATATTTTCGGATTGTATTCCTATTAATAGTACCAGTCCCGTCATTGCCAAAATTCAGTGGATAGTCATTACCTTTGAAGTTTTCATTTAAGTATTTACGAATTGTCGGAACAATCTGCTTACTAGGCACACCCTCAAGGATATTATTATTTACAACTACAATATTCCTACCATCACGAGTAGCCTCTATACTCATCGTCCTAACTCGGCCGTCGCCGCCAGGTACTTGTTGTTTGGTTCTGAACTTCCCCGTCTCCATTTGAGCATAGAATTGCTTAATGGCGTCTTGTTTACCAACAAGTCCCATAATAGCTTCAGTAATTCGGTCATATATTGCTAAGACTTTTTGAGGAATACCTAATCTAGCACCTAGACGTACTTTATCTTCACCATTTAATCTTCCGTTATAATAATCGCTGAATCCGTCGGCTAGTTGTTCTTCTGCTAGTAGGTTTAGGTCATTTCCATATTGACTGCCATATTTGTTTATTAAATATTCATCTCCATAAGACTCACGGATAGAGTTTAATAAGTCTTGCTTGTTTTCTACACGTGTAAGTAATTTATGACCTAATTCGTGGTTTAGAGTGTCTTCTGTGAGCTTGTTTAGATTGATCTGGTCGGTCTTTGGATCGTAGTAGCCTAATGCTTTTTTCTGCATTTCATTTTGCCACTCATTGAATACAAGGTTCTCATCACCTGTTAGTTGTAGGTGGCGTGCTAGAAGCTTGTTTTGGCTAGCTAGCTCCTGTATTTTGGCACCTAACTTATACCTCATATCTGGGCTATCTGTTGGGTTGAGATTGTTGGTGTATTTGGTTTGATTTGGGCTAAAGGTGATCGCCATATCATCCATAATCACACCATCTTTGCCAGTGGTGTCTTTGATGTCTTGAGCATATTTTTTCCATTGACCATTGTCAGTAATATCCCACAACAAGTCCATATCGTTATCGTACATATCATAATCTTCACGATATGCTGGCTCGCCATTATTTATTCGTCGATGTAGGGCGTCATATTGTTCAAATGAGACAGTTTTTTGGTTATTAGTTATTGGGGAGGTGATGTTCGCATACATTTCTTTTAGATTGACTCCGTAGCCATTAGCCATATCTTTGTCGTATGCTAAATAATTACCCTCGCCCCACCTATTTCGTGTGCTACTTGATGAGCCGGCTAATGGACTAAATTGGTCGAACTCACTATTTGTGCCATGGTATACAGTCTTAAGATTGCCATTTTCGTCTCGTACTTTACTACCCTTGAAGAACGTTTCTTGTTCTGGGCTTAGTTTATACTTCAATCCGTTCTCATCTACCTCACCGATATGATCTCTGGCGTATATAGCCTGCTCTTGAGCCTTACGTAGGTTAATCATGGCTGGAGCATTTTCACTCATTCCTTGACCACGTAAGTATTCTTCACGTTGTCGTAGGCGTGTTATATGTTCGTTGTATGCTCTGACTTGTGCTTCATGCTCTGGATTGAGCTTGTATTTCATTTCTGGGCTAGCTAAGTTCTGTACGTCTTTTGTAGCTTGTTCTATCAGATAGTTTTCTAGTATTCCTGTTGTTTGTTGGCGTGTGGCAACAGCATTTACATCACCGTGCTGAATATCTGACATATTCTGGGTAACGGCTTGTTTTAGTGCTGGGCTAGCGTTAGGTATAGTGTTTTCTACTGCTGGGGCTACATCCACCGACTGGATTGGGTGTAATTGATTGTTTCGGCTATTGGTTGCATTTACTTCTGCGGCTTGTTTTAGTGAGGTATTGTCTGATGATTGACGTGCTTGACGTTGAGCTATAGCCTCTTTTTCTAGTTTTCCAGTAGCTTCATTTTGATTCATTCGTGCAGTCATTGCACTTGATGGCTGGTTGCCAGTCTGTCGCATAGCACCGAAATTAGCCATTCCAGCTGGACCGCCAAGGACCGCACCCATAAGACCACTCTTAAGGACACCTTCTTCATATTTACGGTTAGGATCGTATGTGTGCTTAGCAATTGCATTCTCTGCAAATTGCTGGGCGGCTTCTTCTGAGCCTTCTGCTATAGCACCTGTTATAAACTTAGTCAGACCTTTTTTGCCAATAGGTGATAAGACCTTGTCTAGCCCAAGCTTCTCTATTCCCGCCTGAACTGCCGCGTTACCATACGCATATGGCAACATCTCACGCGTACTCTTACCCTTAGCGTTTGCATTAGTAATAAAGTCCGCCGCATTTTCTACAAACTGACGTGCTACAGGTACAGCACCGCCAGTGGCTACACCTGTACCTATATCTTGCGCCAATCGTTGGGCGCTTTGACCCGCCTCGTAAGCCGTTGCAACATCCGTGTCGTTCTTCTTGAATACGCCTAGGTCTCGATCGTATTGAGCGTTACGTTGCTTACCTTGTTCTACAATATATTTTCGTATTCTGTCATATGACTCATCACCAGTAATGCCATACATGGCGTCTGCGACAGCTAGAGATATCTTATCGCCTGAATCACCAACTGTACGGCCAGCGCCGTCAATAGCACCTTTAGTGAAGCTAACCACTGAACGTGTTGGTAAAGTAGCCAGTCCTGCCATCTGTGCAATATTGCTATCACGTCTAGCTTTGTCTTCTGATAAATAAGCTCTGTTCTCTGCGTCAATACGTACTTGGCGGTTCTTAGCGATTTCTGGCTCGCTAACACCCCTTGCTCGCATAATGTCGTCTAGCTTGTCGTTGCGTATTGCCTGCTCCGCCTTATATTTGTCACTCTCTTGTTTTGCTATATCTAGGGCGCGGGTTAGGTTGTTCTGATTTTGGGTAAATAGAGAATTTCTTCCAGGATTAGCAAAACTTGGGGCTATTTGTGATCTATTCTGCTGTTGGGGTTGTTGAATAGCTACTGGTGCTGGCTTTGGTTGTTGCTGTTGGACCTGAGTTTTAAGTACCTGAGTAGGATTGTTTATGACATTCTGGATTTGGATCTGCTTGTTTTCTTTGTTTACCCAATCTTGTTGCCCTTGAGGGGTTAGTACCTTAGGGGCGTCATTGACAGTCTTTTCTGGGATTAATGGCTTTGGCTGATTATTTTGGTTTAGCTGTTGTGTTGCTTGATTAGCCTGTTGAAGGGGATTAGGATTTACTTTTTGCTGAGCTTGGCTGAATATATTAGTACCACCACCTAACCCAGGTGTATTTACACCAGATAGACCGTTTAGTCTGTTAATGTTAGGTTGCTGTACCTGCTGTAGTGGCTGAGGGCGTGGTTGAACTGGCGCTTGAACTTGTTGCTCTTTACGTCGACGTTCGTCATCGCTTACCCAACCCTTACCGCTGAAAAAGTTGCCTACTCTCTGGAAAAAGTCCATTATCTCTAATCCCCTCCTAATTTATTTACAGGTATTGATTCTGACGTTTACGCTCGTCTTCTTGTTTTAGACGTGTATTGTAGATATTTAGCGTTGGGTCACTACCTGCTGCTTGCGGATCTGAAACACCAACTGCTGTATCACCTTCTACCTTGTAGCTGTCTAGGTCTTTTGCGTTGTATTGGACCTTATTGCCACTGTATGTACTTTGCTGACGTCCTAGGTTGTCAATTTCGCTTGATAGAGCGTTTGCTCGTCCAAGGTCTGCACGTGCGGCATTAGCACCGTTAGCACCTTGTGCGGCGGCTTTCTGACTCTTCATCTGAGCTAATTGAGTTAATAGGTTCTGGCGTGTAGTTTGAGATGACTGACGTGCGGCGTTATCTTCGTTTACTTTCCAGTCGTTAAGCTTTTTGTCTTCATCCGCGTAATCATTCTTAAACTGACCCCATGTGGTGTCGATCTGCTTTTGGTTCTGTGCGTAAGTCTGTCCTGCGCCTGTTCGTTGCTGGTTGGCTTGGTTCTGAACTGCACGACCTGCTAATTGCATGTCTGAACCTACTGCACCCATACTTCCTAATGAACGCAATAAGCCGCGTAAGCCAACTGCTGAGCGATCGTTAATGTTATTGATGTTAGTACGTCGCTGTTGCTGATTTTGACGAGTCTGGTCGTTGAATTGACCTTCTGCCCTATTCCATGAACTCTTTAATTCGTTCTTTTTGGTGGTGTACTGGTTGTTGATATTGCCTAAGCGTACACCTAATTGGTTGTCTATACGTCCTAGTCCATGTTCTAGCTGACCAATACCTTGGTCGTATTCTGCGAGCTGAGCAGCACTGGCACGGTTACCACCGCCCATTCCGCTGCCGCCACCGCCATAGTAGCCGCCTGGCTGATTGCTAGGACCTGGATCTTTAATATTAGCTTGTCGCCAGTTGGCGTATGATTCTTTCCACCATGGGTTGACTGAACGATTAAGAGTTGAAGCGGTGTACCCGTTTGATGTTTGCTCTCTAACGTCTGGCGACCTGAACCAGCCTCGGTCTACTTTTTGACCCATTAAGAAATTACCATTAAGATTACCGTCATCACCTACTTGGTTAAGAAGAGCTTGCGCTTCGGCGCGCCTGGCTGCCCCAGGGTTATTAAGAGCGTGGTACTGCAAGTACTGACGGTATGACGCGTTGTCATTCATAAGAAAAATCTCCTTTCGAGACAAAAGGAGATTTGGGGTTTGTGCTATATACTAGTTATTAATTAAGATCGCAAAAGTGTTGAACAATAAGAGAGTTGCCGTATTTGTCTTTAGATACACCAAAACCAACTAAGTCATAACCCTTGTCTAATATAGCTTCACGATGTCCTTTATTAGATGACATCCAGGTACTTATAGGATTGCGACTATTGCTGTCTGGTACTAAAATATTGGCTAAATTCTCACCGGCATACCGACACTTACTTGGCATATGCTTAAAAACGAATAGAGTGCCGCGTGTGCCTTCAGGTGATACGTGACCATAATAATCACGGTTTTGCATGTCATCCGCTTTTTCCTGCGCACTAGCATTTAATCTTTCGTCTAGTTTTAGTGGTGCTGCACCAACCTTGGCACGCTCTTGGTTTACCAACTCAAGCATTTCCTGGGCATCTGGTGGACCAACATCATACTTACTCTTTGGTTGCTCCTGTTTTTGCTCCTGAGCTACTTCAGTAACTGCTTGAGCGCTTAGACGAGTCTTTAGCCACAATCCACCACCAGTACCTGCTATAAGCAGTAAAACAGTAGTGATGATTACGGCTTTTTTCATGTTTGCATTGTAGCATAACAGGGGTAGTTTGTCAACTACCTACCATGCCATGGTTCACAAGCTATACCGTCACCGTCTCTGTCTAGTTCTTCTCGATATCCAGGTTCACCCTCACGGATTGACTGAGCTCCGTTTTCGCGTGCTTCAGTGCAATTTTCGTAATATACATCATCTTCATCAGATTTATCTTCATACGATGAATTGCTCCTGGTGTGGCTTGAGTTATTGTTGGTAGGATTAATGAAGTAATGCCTATATGCGTATACTCCAAGAGCATATATTCCTCCCATTAGCGCAAGTATCAATATCATAGACAATGCGTCTTTCAGGTAATTATTCATACAGCCATTCACTTACTCCACCGTGGTGTGAGCAAGCTCCTCTTCCAGTAGCGTGTGATTGCCAACCATCTCGACAGATAGCTCCAACACGATAGCGTTGTTGTTGTACTGGTTGTGGTGCAGGTTTAGGCGTACGGACGATAACGTGGTTTACAGGTTGAGTTATAACCTCCACTTTATCTTCATACCCTGGCTTGCTTGGTTTACAAATCTTTTTGCTACCAGCTACACCTTGTTGCTTTATAGTTTCAGTGTAGCCATATTGACCTGTTTCACCTTCGTACTGTGTTTCAAACGGTATTTCTTCCGTTCTACAGTCTGAATATGTTACAGGTTGTACTACTGGCGCTATAGTCTGCTGTGGCTGACTATTATTTGCAGCTCCAGCCATACCTGCTACTGCAGCTACGCCAATAACAGCACCAACAGTGCTTTTGATGATTTTGTCCTTAGATACCATTTTAGTAAAGCCTCCCATTTACTTACTAAAGTACCTATAGCATACACCACAAACCCCAAATCTCCAAATTGTAAAAATACTATTAAATTGGATAAGAGCTATCGTCTGTTGTCTGGTCACCAAGAGGGCCTAGTTCTTCGCTCCATACTGACTTGGGCGGCTTCGTATTTATCTCAAACGATCACCTCAGATTGCTACTTATACAACGCTGCGACGCACGCTTCCTTCTTTTTTGGATGACAACGCGCTCTCGTTTTTTAGAGTCACACTTCGTGCTTAATTGTAAGGTTATTGTATCATATATCAAGCAAAAAGACCATTTCGTGGATATCAACGAAATGGTCTGATTTGTTTATGTTATAGTCGCTATCTATAGCCTGCACGTCGTGAGTATTCGTGTATCTCTTCAGTTATTCTCTCTACGGCGGCATCATCGTCTGCAATGTTGGCTCGGATTAGCCTACGACGTAATTCGGTGAGTTTTTTATCTTTTAGCTGGCGTAATATCTTGTTGAATGTGTCGTGGGCTAATCTGCGCTCGTGACGGGACTTAAGAGGGTCATTAAACACCTTATGTAATCTAGTTAGATCGCCCTCTCTCGTCCAGTCCATAATCTATTAAGCTCCAATCCAAGGATCAGTAACTTCAACCTCTGGGTCTTTGTCATCCCCTGACGGTACTGCCTCTTCAATAACTGCAATAACCTTCTGCATATTGTCGTCGTTTGTGTTGCCATAAAATTTCTTAGCAACTTCTAGGTGACTTAATCCGCTATTGTACGCTTCGATGATATCTTCCTTAGATACGCTACGACTTACGATTTCACCGCTAGTTGCAGTTTCTTTTGCGCTAGCGATAATCTTTTCAGCCTCTTTTTTAGCGTTGGCGATAATCTCTTCGGCTGTAAGCGCAGTTGTATTTTTCTCTGCCATTTTATCGTTTCCCTTCTTTGGTCGTAAGGGGCAGTGTTTAACCACCCCTTACTGTTATTAAATACTAGTCTTTAGCACCAGTCTTAACGTTGATAATCCACTTTGGATCAAGGATTGCTGACGCAAATGCCTCAGCCTTCCAACCAATGGTCATAAACTGGTTGAGTGGGTTAGATGTATCACCCTTGTCTGACTGCTTGATGATAATTTTCTTCAAGCCGCTACCAGCTAAGTCGACAACACCAAATGCCTCTTGACCGTGAATGAAGTTTGAGTAGACAGTCGTTGTACTTGCCTCATCCTTCTGGTTGCTTGATGCCTCGATAAAGCGGACTTTGTGCAAGCGACCTAGTTCACCCTTGTATAGTTCTGCACGGCCAGTGTACTTCTGAGCGTCAATCCAAGCTGAATCACCAGTAATGTTGTATGCAGTATCTGGACCAACCTTACCAATGAAGAATCCGTCTGCATATGGGATTGCGTTGTTTTTCTTCAATGTACGTACAGCCTTGCGGATTTCTGCTACCGTCAAAATGTCGTCGGCAGTAATGCCGTTCAATGCAGTTTTCTTATTTGCAAACTGTACTGTAGCACCCTGATGCAATACGTCACGGACCAATGCGTCGATTGTTTCACCTGCATTTTGACCCATAGTTTCAATCGTCTCTTTCATCTCGCGATCGATTGAAGTGTTGTATAGCATGCTTGAGATTTTAGTCCACTTACCGTAGCCACGTAGAGTAGCAACGACTTTGTTGCTTCGGATAGCTTCGTCTTGTGGGTTTTCACCTTCTGTCAATGGCGTTGTAGCCAAGCCAAATGGTGATCGTTTTGTAAAGGTAACCGTTGTACCAGAGTTTTTTCCTAGAGTTTTCTTTTTAGCACCTTCTAGGTGAATTGTGCGAGCTTCGCTTCGCTCCAAGAATTTTTCCTCCAGGTATTGGATCATCTCGGCAGAAAGCGTTGCGGTTGTGTTTGTTGCCATGTTATTAACCTTTCTTAAATATCATGTCCTTGTCGACGGAGATATTCTTCCTTCTCTTCTGTAGTAAGCTTGGCGAATGGTTTAACGATCCTAGTGCCGCCTCCACGGAAATCACCAGCGTCATTAATCACAGCGCGTTGCTTAGGTGCTTCACCGTCTTTGTGGAATGACTTATATAATTGATATACATCTGTCTTTGAGCCAATGACATCGCCGTTTTGGTCGTAAACAAGTACACTTTGCAGATACCCGTTTACGGCGTTATCAAGATGTTCATCGTATTGATCAGATTCTGGATCAAACTCTGGGAAATCCCTGAGTGCCATATCTGCCTTATATGACAAATCACTTCTTGACGCTTCGACTTGGGCTTTATAAGCCGCCTGCTCCTGAGCTTGTTGCATATTATCTAGTCGCTGTTGCAACTGTAGGTTCTGCAATACCGCCTTAGCTTCAAATTCTGTGAAGAAGTCACCAGTCTCTGGGTTCTCCATCTCCATAATCTGATCTATTGTTGGCAATTGTTGTGGCTGTGGCTGTACAGGTTGAAATGTTCTTTCGTTCTGCGCGTCAAGCTCCAATTGCTGGCGATAAGCTCTAGTTTCGTTCCGTTTAGCAACTAATTCGCGAATGACTCGGTTATCCTCCTCTAAGTCGCGTTCTAGTTGTTCACGGCGCGCCTCTTTGCCCCGTTTCGGCTTCCTGTCTTCGTCTGACTCATCATCAGAATCAGCGTCTTTGCTTTCTTCTTTAGACTTATCGACTTTGACGTGTACCACCTCGCCGCTATCTGAGATAACTGCTTTGGTTTCTGGCTCTGAAGAAGCCTCAGAGTTTTGTGTTTCAGCTGGCGCCGACTCAGCATGGGTAGACTCTTGCTCTACCTCTGTATTAACGACTTCTTGGTTTTCTGCGTCTGATGGCACAGCACCCCTCCTTCTCATTAGATTGTTTAAGCGTCGATTGCAGGTGACGAACCTGGGTTGCGTGAGATGCGCTCCTTTGGTTAGCCAATAGCGAGGATAGCTAACCAAAGCAGAGTACCTTACTATGCCGCTTGGTCAATTACACTCTCTAAGAAGCTCCTTTCCTCTCTTAAAATCTCTACAACACGTTTGTTTGCCAATATATAAATAGCTAGTTTCTCTTTATCTGTAATTACTTCTTCTGGTATAGCGTCAGTAGACTTGTAGAAGGTAATGCGCTCGTCCCAACGGTCAAGCACCTTTTGCAACTTATTCATATCTTGCTTAATAGCATTGATCTCGGCTTGTTTAGCCTCCTCTACCCTCTGGTCTTCTTCCTCATTTGGCTGGTAATATTCTGTACTACGCGGATATAGGTTTTCGTCCATTATTCACCCTCCTTTTGGATAACTCCCATAATCGATGCGATTATTTCCTCTTCTGTAAATCCTTTTTGAATCATGCTTGGCACTTCAGCAATTAGGTTTTCTGGTGTACCTATCTGTCGTAATTCATCTACAATACTTGGCTCTATATCTTCTTGTGGCTCTACTGGGACTTCAGCGACCTGAGCCTCGTCTTCTGCGGGCTGTTCCATCTCGGCTGTAGCTGTTTCATCAGTAGCAGGGACCGCGGCTTTAGTTTGCGCCTCCTGCATTTCTTTCATTTCTTCTTCTGTAACCTTTAGCTCGTCTAATCCGTCAATACCAGAGTTGGCAACAATAGCGTTCCATGCAGCTAATTTCTTATCTACTGGTACTACTTGGTTCAGTGACTGGCTAGAATCTAGCGTCTGAATCAATGTCTTCAAAGAATCTAGCTGTGCAGCTTCGCTGTTTACTTTCGTTGTTGACGCGTCAATCTTAAACTTCAGTACGCCCTTAGCTTTTGAGAAGTCTACAGTTGCCTTATTGTCGTCATCTAGGACTACACCATCTAGTACATGACCTTTTGCTTCTAGGTCTCGCAATCTCTGTGCAGTGTCTGTGTCTAGTTGGATTATTTCTACACCTTCACGCTCTGCAAAATACAAGTTAATAGCCGTTTCGCTCCACTCCTCAAAGAATGCTTCAAATCCTTTACGTAATGCATTGTCGTCAATAGACAATTGAGCTTGTTGAGTCTTGAGCGCTTGTGGTGTTTTACCGAATCCTGGATTGCCAACCTCTGCACTAATTGAAGTGTCTGGACTATTGACCAGGTTGAGCATTTGAGACTTCTGCAGGCCGTATAAGTTTGGATAGTCGCGGATTGCTGAAGTATCTACAGACATCGCTTCAATACGTACATTTGGGTTCTTAATTTTGTTAAGACCGTTTGGCTTGAATTCAAGGGTTCGCTCGTTTACGTCGCCGTATACGTTAATAGTTGGGCGCAATGCGGCAGCGCGGTTGTATTGATAAGCCTGCATATCGCTATCTATCAGGTTCTGTAGAGGACCAATTAGCTCTAAGACGCTACGACCCAGAGGATTGACTCCATCGGCGTCATAAAAATACCAATTTAAGGGTATCTTAGCCCTTGGGTCTTTATTTTTCTTACGTCGTACAATCTTTTTAGTGGCTGGGTTGAATGTAAAGAAGGTTGCGTTATGACCAATTTGAAAACCAGTTATAATTTCAATACCTGATGGATCAAGTGAGTACTGTTGCTCTGCTTCGCTCTGATCTTTAGAATCTTTAGCGACAATAGCTTCTTTTATTTCTTCTAGCGCCTTCAAATCCCAAGTTGGTTCGTATAGTGCGCCCTCTTTTTTGGCAATGCGGCGTCGTTCTTTTTCGGCATCGATAAGCTTTTCTACATCAGTCTTTTGCCACCATGTGCGCACAAATAAATAGTCGCTATCACTAGCAGATCTTTTACCAGGTTGGATAAATACATCACGCCATGAGACCATTAAATAGTCTGGAAGTAGCTCGTCATCGTTGTAAGCTACTGGCGTAAAGACACATTGCGACCCAAACGACTCACCATTTTCAATAGTTATCCACACTTTATGGATCAGGTCGTATTCGGCGTTGGCGTTAGGTAGGATTTTTTCTAAGTAAACAAATTCAGCAATTATTGGCCATGGACTGTACTCATCAGAAGTAGAGACTACACCAGTCGGAAGTTGCTGTACGGCACGACGTGCAGACTTAATGATAATTGAAGCTGCTGTACCGTCTGTAGTTTTAGGAAACGCTTTAGGTATTTTAGCGTGCGGCTTATTTCTGGCAAGACGGGAATATTCCTCAAAAGCCTGCGTTAGTTTTTCCGTATAGTCTTTTGAGGTGCTACATAGATCGAAAATGTTTTCTTCTGTTAAAAAAGAGAAAGCCACTGATTACTCCAAAGATTACTGTTGTTTCAGTAAACTCTGGTTTGTTTCAGTGGTTTACGCTTGTATTATATCACATTTTTAATCAGTTGTGAAAATAATCATTTTACCTGTTTAATTTTGGTATACTCAAACACAACGTCAAATGATCCTTTGTATGATATCCTAGCGCGTCCATCATAACGGATTGACGGATTGATAAGGCTATCGTCGTTTTCAATTCTTAGTGTTAGCTCGTCAACCTTATCACGTGCTTCTGCCATAGATGCAACTCGAAAACGTTCTTCATAGTGTAGCTTAGTTGCTATAACAGTGTGATTTTGATAACTGTTTTCAACTACTACAGACGTCTTATCGTCTAGCTGCTGTTGCTCTTTGACTTTTCCAAATTCTGGCACAAATTTTTTCATTTTATCCCTCCACCTCAATTATTTTTCCTAGAATATCTTCGTCTGATATTAGCAGATAATCTTTATCGTCAAGCTTTGTCTGTGTTGCCGCGTAATCACGATAAATAACATGGTCGTGCGGCTTAAAATACTTGACCTCATCACCAACGTTAATAATTTCTGCTTGCGACAAGTTGTCAACCGCATCCTTTACCAAAAATATTCCACTGGCTGTAGTCTCTGCCGCCTCTAGCTTTTTTGCAAATACCTGATGATTCGCTGGTTTTATTGTTTTCATATTCCCCCTAGTTAATTCCACATTGCTGTTAAGTCGCTATCTGCTAATGACTGATTGTATGAGGCTGAACCTACATCATCTTCTGGTCGTTGGGCTAGCTGTACCTGATATGCTAGAGAGTCGCTCGCGTCGTCATTGGTTGCTTTAGGAAACATACTCAGTTCAAGCTCTAAGTCTTTACATAAGTTGGTGTCACCATGTCTTATATGATAAATCCCTCCGCGTTCATATCTCGGCACTAGCGCTTCAATTCTCAATGCTTTACTGTGTCCGCCATGCTTCAATAATTCAACGTCTAGATAAACTCCGCGGCGCATCATCTCTTCATCCCAAACAGACTTCAAGGCTTGAGTAAATTGATTGTCTTCAATTCCGATCTTGTGTAGGTTGTATCTCTTCCAGTTTGTAAACATGAGGTCGACAAGGTCAGTCGCAGATAGTTTTGTGCGATAGCATATTACATTCCATTTGCCTTCTCGGTCGATAAAATTAAGGGTTACGCCAATGTAGTCAGTGCCTTGCTTTACGTCGTCTTTGCCTCGCGGGTCAATTGTCATAACGTTGTAGGTATCAAGCTGTAAGACATTGCTGAACTCGCGGTATTTGTACCATGCTTGCTTAAATTTGCGATTCTCTTCATCGATTGGGTTCTGCTGATAGAGCGCTGAGAATTCATAGCTGCCCATTTCTGCGCGTTTTTTCAGTAGCTTCTCAATTGAGAACTTCTCTGGCCATAGAGCCTCACCAGTTTTGCGGTGTTCGTCGTCTTCAGTAGCGATAGCTTTATATTCGATTATCTTCCAATCGTCGTATGCTTCGCCTCTAGCCTTAGCTTCTCGTGAGGCTTTGAGAACACGACCAGCTAGGTCATCGTCGTGCCAGCGCGTAAGAATAAATACGATCATTGAATTACCTTCCTCACGTGTTGAGAAGGTTGACTTATACCAGCCGTCGCGGGCTTCGCGGATCACAGGGCTATCTGCTTCTTCACGGTTCTTGAATGGGTCATCGATAATACCAATTTTGAATCCACGACCAGTTAGCGCTCCACCAACACCGACGGCGGTGTAGCCGCCGCCCTGTTTTGTAATCCAGCGACCTTTTGCTCTAGCGTCGGCTCGTAAGCGTGTAGAAAACATCTTAGTGTAAGTAGCGGATTGCATTATATCCCTGGTTTTTTGTCCAAAATCTGATGCAAGCTCTGCAGAGTAAGATGAGACTACGATTGGAATATTCGGGCCTTTTCCTAGCACCCACGACGGGAATTTCTGCGTGGCTGTATCACTTTTGCCGTGGCGCGGCGGCATAAAAATCATCAATCGGACATCTTCGCCAGCTAACAATCGGCGATATCCTTGCTCCAACTCTTTAGCAATCTCAGCGTGGAACCACTCCAGTTGGTACTTTGGGTCTATAGCAATGCAGTACTCGGCAAAAGAACCGTTATCTGCAATTTCTCTAAGAATCCCGACGGTCTGCTCTGGCTTTAAGTAGTTGCTCTGCTTGTCTTGCACTTAGAGCTACTCCTATATCATTACCGTTTGTAGTCATATCCAGCTTGTCGCCGTAAACTTTTGGATTCATCTTAGACATCAGCCACTTGCGTGTGTCAATTCTTAAACGCGACCTCTGAACATTCTCGCTATTGAATATATACCCGTCACCCTCAAGTTTTTCCATGTAGTCATTGGTGGCGTTATCTGCAATATCAATAATCTCTTCAGCCTGCGCATATGATCGCTCTTCACATGCATGCGCGTATTGCTCACGAAACTTATCATTTTCTCGTAACCATCGAAAAAGTGTCTGCATAGAGACCATATCTTTTTCTTTGCATATAGATCGTACTGAATAGCCTTCTGCTATTTTCTGACATATTCTATCTGCTAGCTTATCAGAGTATTTTGTAGGACGCCCGTTCTTTTTAGGTGTTTTTGTAGGCGGCTTTTTAGAAGACTCAGGCTTGCTTTTGGCTGTAGTTTTGGACATAACCAACATCCTCGCTAGTCGCTCGCGTCTTGTGAGTTAATTAAATTATATCATATTGATAAAAATGTTATAATAATCTCAAGATGAACGAAAAACAATACCAAGAGGTTTCAATATACCTAGACGATTCTGGCGTTTTCTCTCTTAACAAAATTATTTATTGATTAATGTTTCCATTCTCATCTCTCTTCAGATATTTACGCACACCGTCATTTCCTAGACAATAGGGTGTTTCGTGTATAGTTTTTGGTATTTGATATACATAATCTTTACCGAAAACTCTCTGGCAGACTTGAGTCTCAGTTTCTCTTTTTACTTCTAGCGCTTTCTTGTTTTCCTCCTGTCTGGATATTACAAGTCCTATGCAGGTGACTGCCACGACAAAAAGCAGTATGACAGCTATATCCGCATCGTTGTTATCTTCCATTTTGAATACCTTTCCTTTTCTTCTCTAACTCCTTAAGTTTTTCAGCGACAGCTTTGGCATATCCACCATAAGTATCCTTGCAATGCTTATCTAACAACTTAATTATTTCTTCTAGTGAATAGATGCATTTCGGATTACGCTCTTCTAGCGGACCATAGCAGCTACAATGACCTAATTCTATAAACATAAACTTACCATTTCTGTCTTTGAGTACTGCCGCGCCTTCACCTGACCACATATCCTGAGCATAGCTACAGATAATATACTCGTAGTCTTTTTCGTCTAGATATTGCAAGTCATCGTCATCTATCTTGCTAGGTTCCGTGTCTGGGTCATATGCTTCCTTGCGCTCTACGTTATAGATTTTCATGCTTCTCCTCTACTACAATCTCACCTTTTCCATCTTCTTTACCTACACATTTTACAGTATCTCCAACCTTATATACTTCTTCAATTTTATATAGGACATTGTTTCTACCCGTGTAAGTAAAATTTGGAGCAGCACCTCCGAATAATCTTTGAGTAGACTGCATCAGATCGATTATGTCTGGTGGCCTATTTTCTGCTATCCTTTTATCAAGCTCAGTAAACATGTCTGACGCAGCGTTAATACCACGTTTGTATTCTTTCTGTAGTAGTTTCTGAATCTGCTCCTTCGCTTCAGTGATTTCACCGCCAACTTTGCGCTTCTCGCCACGTTGAATCATGGCTTCATGTTCTCGGCCGAGTTGATATTGCGCGAATAGAATGTCATCTAGTGTCATTACCTTCCTCCTTTTTCATAAATTACATAACCACCTGGCAAATTCATATACTGAATCTCGTCAAATCGTATTAGTACGATCTCACACCATGATTGCGGCGGACAGGTTGGTTTCATACTCTTAGCAGCCTTTCTCGTGTCTTATATGTCAGCAAAAGCTACAACCCGACCAGCATCATCTTTGTAAGGTTCGACCTTACGCTCTTTATTACTGAGTTTTCTTACAAGATATAGCACCTTCATTAACTTAATCTTTCTACTTCCTTAAACCTTTCAGCAATGTCCTTTCTTAATGATTTACTAGATTCTGGGTCATATCTCACATCCACAAAAGACATGTCCCTAATGAGGCGCGTCATTTCGTAGTTTCGCATGCTATCGTCTCGGATAAGGCTTATAGCGTGCCTGCGCACTTCTTCAAGCTCACAAATGTCTCTCGCATGCTTAGTGCAGAAATGCTTATAGCCAGAGTGTTTGCTGTATGCTATCCACTTATGACATTTGTCACACTGGATAGATGGTCTTGATTCATTCTTCGTCATTTCTTTTATTTAACTCCTCAACAACGTTGCGAACGAATCGCCCTACGTGTATTCTGGCGCATGTTTCAGCGTTGTTTTTGCTCATCTTAGTTTTCTTCCGTAGCACCTTTTGCATATCGAAGAATGTGGGAGCAACAATGTCGGCAAAATATTGTCCGATAGCCGCCTCTACTGCGTGCTGATTGATTACCGTTTGGCAGTAATTCTTATCGTCAAAGTTGCTCAGTAATAGGTCTACATATTCGGCAGATTCCATACTTGAACGTTTTGCTATTGAGACGCCTTCTTCTGATAGTTTATTTATTTCGTCTAGCCATTTTTGATCTTGGTCGGATATTTTAGTACTCATTCTCAACTCCTTTCACTTTCATTTCTCCTCCAATAGTTCAGAGTATTCGTGAATATTGCCAACAACCTCTAGGTTTGTTAGTTCAAAGAGAGGCTCAGCCACGCCTGCGCACTCACCCACAAACCCACCCTCAGAAAACTTAACCACCCAGTACTCAACAGGCTCGCCAGTGTCGTCTATAAGAATGTCGCCCTCGTAGATTTCTGTACCGTTCTTGTCTTTTAAGTTTGTGAATTGCTCAACGATATTACCTTCATCAAGTGACCAATATGGTGGTGATTGAACAGTCATAACCTCACCTACTAACGCAAAGCCATAATACGGCAGGGCGTCCTTGCTACTTGAGGCAAGCCATTCATTCTTAACTCCGTCCCATATTCTAAACTTAATATCACGCATTATTTTTTCTCCACTTCATTTAACTTACGTAGTACTCTCTCTATAGTCAACCTAAGAACAATAGAGTATTCATAATTGCGCAGATTCTCGCGACCGTAAATCTCCTCAGCCCGAAATATATATTCAATGGTCATCGAATATATGACTTGCTCCAACGAGTGAGTACACATCAAATCGCCATCCTCTAACGGAGTATTACTGAACGCATCCCAACAACGTCGGTCTTTCAGCCATGTGAGTGCAAATTTTCCAGTAGTGTCCTTAAACACCGCTACGCCACCATTGGCTAACCCATTATGTTTATAGTCATAAATAACATACTCATAGTTATCCTTGTGACTACTTAGCACAGATAGGATATTTCTATCTAGCTTTTGGAAATTAGGATTATCACTTCGTGATTTAGCGTAGAGCTTGTAGATTTTCATATTTTCTTTCCCATCCTTGTAACATTTCGTGTAGTTTACTTCAACCTCTCGACCTTAACGTTATCAACACAATGCCAAGGAGACAGGACCATCGTAAACACCTTGCTGCTTGTAACAACCACCTTGATATTCTTGTCTTTCGCGGCTTCATTCACTAATTTGATATATGGCGAATTTGGCGGCAGACAGAATCTACTGATATTTTCTCCTGTTACTATAGTATTTTCTGACGCACGGATTCTGAAATACGTGTTGCCAGTGAATATGCTATTGTTTTGGTTGTTATAAACAATTCCAGAAACTACATTATCAGAAGTTTGCAACCGTACTGAAAACAGCAAGTAAATAGGCACTGCAACCGTTAATGCTGCTAGGATATATTCCCAAAAAATTATTAGTTTAGACATATCAATCTCCTTGTCTTATCGTTTAATTCAACCGCAGAACTGGATGGCTATATAAGGCGATGATTTGCCGAGTTTTAATTTCCTCGAATGTGAGGGAATTAGGTTTCGTAAAGTCACATCACATGCCACGTCGCTTTGCTCTAAGTCGGATTTGGAACTCCCGTCACCGCACATTCCACGTTCTGCCCCAAATGCGCAGTTTGAGGACTTACCGTTGGGTATAGCGTCTACCTATTCCGCCACTTATATAGCCAGTTGACAACACCAATTTGTATATCATTAAGTGAGTTAATTACTTTAAGGATTGATGTCGCCAGTTGATAGCACTAAATGATAGTTGTTTTGGGTATAGAATAACAAAAATATGCATACAAAATTTTCTTTTCTAAAATAAAAGGTGCGTTGGTGCTACCAGTTGAACAGACGATACACGTTGCACTGCAGGTTGCTTCAATTCCAGCTCACAACGTTTCACGGTTTGAGACAGCGCACCGGGCGGGTGTGGTGCGCCGACAGAAAGGAGTTGTGCATATCATCTGTCCAGTTCTGCGGTTGATGTTAATGTTCTAAACCATTTTTCCCATGTGGGGAAATTGGTTTTCTACCGGGTACGATTTATACCCGTTTACTTACGTTTACTGATGCGACCACCTTTTTTACCAGCACACTTTTTTACGAAGTGAGAACCGTCGATTAAGTCGCAGTCGCATTCAATATCTTGTGCAAATCCCTTACAAGTTCCGTGGCTTGCAAAAGTAGCTGAGCCGCCCTTTCGTCCGATTTCTGCGTAAAAGTTCGGGTTGCTTGCTAAGTTTTTCTGAGCGGCTTTTAAGCCTCCAGTCCTATTGCCAGCCATTATTCTTCCTCCTTAATTCCGAGATATTTTAGCCAGTCGGCTCTGTTTTCTTTGATTGATTTTAGAGCGTCTTCTTCGGTTGCGTAGCGTACGATTTCACCGTAATCGGCATTATCAACAGGTATAGCAATTAGACTATTGTCGTCGTAGTCGTAGCCGACAACCCAGCCGCCTTCACCATTTTCAAAATCTGGCTTAAATGTTGAGGTTTTTCGCAGTCTGACTTCGGTTAGTTCACGGTCAAGAGCTTTTTCGCACTCTCCTTTAGTGCGGAATACTCTGCCAGTACGCCAAGCATTGTAATCACGCAACATTCCAGTGTAAGCTGTTGGTCTTATATTGGTATTCTCAAGAACAAAACACCTATCGCCAATTTTAGGCTTCCAGTGAATACTGTCTGTCGGTTCGACTTCCTCGAAAATCTCTTCAGTAAGATCATTACCGATGAAAATAGGACCTACATCGTTTTTAGTTATTAGTGTCCTTGCGCCAAAAAGCGACTTGCCTTCCGACAATATAGCGCCTTTTTTAAGTCCTGGTAAATCTTTTAGAAGTCTATACTGCTTCATTTCCTCTCCTTAAAATAGCTCTAGTTGCGTGGCGTAAATTGCACGACTAGCTAATATCTGGTTAATTCGATGAACTGTATGTTCACTCTCGTTTAGGTCGTTTAACGCACCCTCTTTCATCTCTAGTAAATCTACTGTGTCGACCTCATCTAATGACTGGTAGTCGTCTTCGTAGTAAGGTTTTACTTCTTTTTCCATTTCTTTTCCTCCTCTTTCATCCATTCCGCGTCTTGTTTGGCTATTTCGCGTTCTGAGATAGCTACAAGAATTAGAATTAGTGCTATGAATAGTATCCAAATTAGTATGTACATGCTTTTCTCTCAATATCTATAAGCCAATAATCCAAATTAATAATTTAATAGCAACTACAACCAGCAACGCTAACACCAACATCGCCAAGATTGCTAAAACGCCCGCCACAAGATACCCTAATTTATAAGCAAAATCTTTATTGTTATCCATTTTTAATACACAATCCTCTCACTTAAGACATAACCCTTATCCAGTACGATTTCTATAATTTCAGCATGATGCCGTTTATGAGACTTCTTCACTAACCGAGCCGCTCGGCGGTTTTGACAATAAATTCTCCGCGCACGACCTTTATAGTCAAACCACTGAACAAAATAAATATGACGATTAAACAGTTTACTCTGAAATACGTTTTTGGTGTCAGAAAAAGAATCTTCTGGCTTAAACAGTAGTTTTATTTTTTTCCAGATCATAAACACTTTTGTACTCCTCTCTTTCCTTAAGCCCAATGCGATACAGAATACCTTTTAGCTTTGTTGTACCAGCAAACGAATATCCGCAATCAAAGCCATGTACTTTGTAGTGATAGAAAATTGATTGCAATAGGACCATTTCTTGCAAATCATTTTCGGCTTCATGTTCGTAGATTGTAGCCCATTTTTTGCCATTACTGCGTCTCCCAACGCCAACTATGGCTTTTGCGTGTCCCATCAAATCAAATTCGATGACGCGCTGCTCATCTTTTACGATAGTCCTGGCTGACATTCCAGGTACAAGATCGTCTGCCCATATCGTAAATGGATCATCCATTTTACCCCTCCGTTTCTTATAGATATTTGAGATATTTTCCGCTCGTATACACCGACCACGCTTTATACCCTTGCCCTCGCCAAACGTGATAGGCACAAGCAATATTTGTAGCCGGATCATGACTATCACAGTGTTCGCGTCCAGGTAAAATCCTTACTTGAAACAAAGAAACTGAATATCCATACGTTCTTCCGTTTTGTGTAAATGTCAGGCTCGTGTCGCCCGTCACATTCGGATCGCATCCGCTTTCAGCTCTCATAATCGCTAACATAGTGCGTACGTCCCAGTCGTATTTCTCAAGTAAAGGTTGAAACCTTTCGCAGCCGCCTACACGCCCTGCCTCCACAGCAGGTTTTTGAGGTGTAGGCGAGGCTTCAACCTTTTTTGATGCGGCTATTTCGTCAGGCGATGACTGCCGCTTCGTCATCGCTACTGTTTTGACACTTCAACTTTGACATTCTTGACGATTGTCGCCGCTTCAGTTTTCACTTGTTCAGTCTGGTTCTTCTGATAATACATACCGCCGATAAAAGCGATAATTCCTGTAATTAAAATCGTAATGATGATAGTTTTGATAGTTTCAATATTAAGTTTTTTCATTGTTTTTCTCCTTTTTATTATTACTTTCTAAGCAGCCAGCGGTGGACACGTTGACATTTCGATTTCAATTACGCGAGTAAAAGTAAGACGAAAACTGTTAGTTTTTGGGTATAAAATTAACACTACATAGGTGGACGCATCCACCGCTGGCTGCTCATTTATTCTTATTAAAGCCAAAGTAACAGCTACTAAGAATTTGCCTACAATCTCCCTCGCTCATCTTTTAATCATCTCCGTCAAGACTAATCCATTTATTTCTCCGGATAATTAAAAGACCTTAGCTTCTGATATCAGCTTAATCTCAATTTCGTGCTACGTTGTTAAAGTACTTTTATTTCGCTCAACAGCATGTCTAATCACACGTCAGGCAAATTTCAGATTGCCAACCTCTTCAAACAGAAAAACCCGCTGGCTCTCTACTTCCAGCGGGTTTTGCTATACAACAAAAAAACGTCCTGACAGCTATCAGGACGTTTACCAGAAACTTATTTCAATCGTAGGAACTTGGTGAGGTGCGCCTCCCCATAACTACGACTGTCCACCACAACAGTTCCGTTTTGGTGGTACAATTTCTGGCTGCTGTACCTTTTAGCTGGTAGAGAGCCATAAGAGTTATTGGTGTAAAAATACCTGGAAGGGCAATTGCTCTTCTCAACTGCCCTTAGTATAGCAAAGTCGGTTAAATATGTCAATAGCCTTGAGCTTTATTCATAGCTTTATAAAACTGACTTTCAGCCAACTCATCTTTAATTTGAAGATATATTTGGACCGTCGATATGTCACTGTGCCCCAGTAGTTTCTGTATAGTCATCAGGTCGCAACCAGCAATTAGCAACCGAACGGCGAAACTGTGACGCAATTGATGAGGTGTCATATGGATTCCAGCATACTTCTTAAAAGCCCGCTGTAGCTGCACTCTGGCAGTTTTATCATTTACTTTGAATAGAGGACCAGATAATCGGTTGTAGTCTGTCGCGAATTCATCTATCTTGTCTTTTAATCGTTTAGTGAGAAATACTGTACGATCTTTGGACCCTTTACCTTTAACATACAGGTTTAACCCATCAATATCCTTATAGCTTACCCTAGCTATTTCTGAAATGCGCAGCCCAGTGTCGTAAGCGAAGTCGACAAGCATGTTTATATACTGATCCCTGCTATTCTCAGCCGTTTTTCGGAGGACTGACTGGATAACTTGATGTTGTATATATCTTGGTCGTGGTTTAGCGTTTTTGTGCGATTTAATGAGGTCAGGATTAATACAACTCACATTCATGCGCTCGTAGCACCATTTGAAAAACGCTTTAATGACCCGCTTGACAGTGTTGGTGGTTGAGCCAGCATGGGTCTTTCGGTATTCATAGAAATAAAAATCGAGCCATCTGACGGACAGCTCGGTTATGTTAGTTTTATGTAATTCATTGCAGAAATTGACGAAGTGTTTGAGGCGAACCACCCTGGTTGCAATTGTCGATGGCGACATATCTTCGACGACTGCTGAATAATGAATAAACTGAAATGCTAGCTCGCGTATATTTTCGGTATAGTAGTCTGTCTGAAATGCAGACTCTGTGTGATGTAGATTGTCAATTACAGCTGTTTTTGAGGTGGTGGTTAATATGGATGGTGTCATTCTTCTCTCCTTAAATGACATTATGTTGACATATCACCTTATACGCCCCAGATATTCATTCTACAGATTTTTTAAGTCAATGTAATGCTTCTCATGGCATTTATGACAGCCTTTAACTATGAAATATGGCGCTATTGGACCGCTATATTCACGTATTTGACCCTTCATAACGGTAGCGAAATAATCAATCTTGATAATCTGCTTATACGTCTTCCATTCATGATCACAGCCATTTTTATTCCTGCTTAATAGTCTAAGTTGTTCTCGATCTGCTTTAGCCTTATTAATCCGTTCAATAAGTTTACGTCTGGCTGCTTTAGCGTCAAATGTCATACGCCTGCCTTTTTACATAAATACGTAAATAATCGTCCTGGAGTTTGTTTTGCTTCCAGTGCAGTTTCTGCTAATTGCCAAACGGTAGCTTCTGGTAATTTCCAGAACACTTTACAGTAAAATGCGAAGTATTGTTCGTTCCCAAACATCTGACATAGTTTAGTCGCCATATTCTCTATTTGCTTAGATTTAGCATACTTATCACGACTAATATTAGTATTAGAATTATAGTTTCTATGAAACTTTTTTGCATTAGCATTAGAATTAATATTAGTGGTTTTCACCTCTGTTAACCCTCCAAATTTTAAGCCAACAGCTAACTAGCACCATTACTAGCTCTGGCGTTTTACATTTCCGAGGAGTTTTCCACAAGTCCGTAGTGCTAAGGGCTTGACAGAAAAATCCTATTTTTTTGGGAATATAAAAAATCCCCCTCCAGACTAACGCGCTGGCGAGGGACTAATAGGACCCTCTTACGAGGGCATGCCTGATGTGTGATCATTACTAGTATTGCAAATATTTGAATAAAAGTCAAGACATTAAAACCCGCCCCTATTTTTCAGAGGGCGGATTGAGGGTTAAATTACCCAGTAAGGAATCAACATTTTATCGCCACAGACGGTCTTGATGACGCTTTTTGGAATCCATTTCAGAGTTCGGCGATAGTTTCCAACAAAGTCGTTTCCGTCCATATGATAACCAGCTGCATCTTCACACCATTCAATCGCTACAGCTTTTTCAGTCTCTTTTACGATTTCGTGACCAACCAAGTCTTCTACCGTTAGATTCTTGCTGTCGTCCTTCTTTCGGCTGACGTTGTTGTAGATGATTTTTCCGACGTATTCCATTTTATTATTCCTTTCGTTTAGTCGCTAGTTAAGTATTTCTTAACTGTCTTTATTATAGCTAACTACTTAGCTAAATGCAAGGGTTTTTCCATACTTTTTTGAAGATTTTTTCAGAGTTTTCCACATATAAAGATAATCCGCCTTTTTCAAGGCGGATCGTATCTCACAACTAGCGACTAAACTAGTATCCAAATTGTAGCATTATTTTTCAGATCTCGCAATATCCGCGATATTTTCATACAATCCTACTCTGATATTCTAAAACGTCCATTAACTCTAACAGGGTTATAATGTAGATGTCGTCAGAGTTCTTGTCTTTTGAAAACTCGATTTTATCAGCATTAATTGCAGCTTGCTCTTCTGGACCGACTTTTTCAGTATTGATTACAAAATAATCCTTCACGAAATTATCTTTCGGATCGCACCAAACTGTAACTAGCGCACTACTACTATAAAGCTCGATATCCTCGTTCACTTCTTCTATTAAATCAGAGCTGTCAAACGACAAGTTGTGTTCGCGGTTAAACTTCAACCGTTCTGTTAAATCGTTTAAGTCGTGTTTCATAAGACCTTTCTGCCCGATTTTCGCCTCGGGCGGGGCGATATTCTTATTGTAGGTATTCTCGGATTTCTTTTATCAAATTCTTAGTTCGCGCTCCTGCTGGTTCGTTTATGACCTCAAATCCATCGAATGGCTCAGCGTCACTGTACTTGTCTAAGAATAAGTTTAGCTTCTTAGCATTTTTATTTCGCAAGCCACGCATCTTATCGATTAGCTGTTGGCTGTTCAAATCTGAGCTGTCGTAAATGAAGATGTTCATTTGAATTCCGCCTGCTGTAAATTCGCTGGTTACTCGGATGTAATTTTTCATATTGTTTTCTCCTTTCGAGAGATTAGTTTAGTCGCTAGTTAGAGGGTTGACTGTCGTGCCTTGATTAATGGTTGCACCGTTTCTTATCTAACTATCTTTAGTATAGCAAACTACTTAGCTAATTGCAATACTTTTTATGATTTTTCTTAGACTTTTTTAGCTCGTGCCGCGGCACTTGCAGCCGCTGCCTTTTTAGCGCGCTCGCGGCGTTGCTCAGGTGTCATATTACTTGAAGATTTTCGACCACCAAACGAACGTTTAGCTCCAATAATAGCATTAATACAACCGATGATATCCGCTTTAAGCTCGTGTGAGGCGTCAGCTCGATTTGTCGCACCGCTCCAATCGCCAAGACCATTTAGAAGCTTAGTGCTGGCTCCGTGCGCCTTCAGCCAGTCGTGCGTCCATTGCAGTGGACTGCTGTTAACGCGGCTGCCCTCGCGAGTAAGTTCGTAGATAAACTCAGCCTCGCTTAATCCTGTGATGTTTTGTAATTTCATTGACATTTTTGCCAATTTCCTTTCTATCAGGCGGGGTGGTAAGGGGTGTTTGATTTTTATTTTAGGATATGCTATAGTCTAACTGTGATTTTGTTATCGCCTTTTTCGGAGGGCGATTTCTATTTGGAGTTCAATTTCGAACTTCCAGAATACTATCTTCATAGCTTTCTCCTTTCTAGCCGCCTGATTGTGAATGTTCTGGTAATCCCCTTACCACTGTCTTTATTATAGCTAACTAGTTAGCTAAATGCAATAGTTTTTATGAAAAAAGTCAGAGATTTTTTGGTGAACTTGTGGAAAACTCACTTCCCGTAGAATACATAGCGATATTCTTTATAAAGTCTAATGATAATACGTTTTAACACAGTTTAATTTTACCAAATAAAAAACTACCCTCGATCAAAAGTAGTAGTTAAAGTAGTAGTTTTTTATTGTGATAATCAAGCAGCTTAGCTCGTAATCTCATTATATCATAGAGTTTTTTCAACTGTTCGGTATTTCCGAACAGCTCATAAACTAGCGTTAGATTATTTATTTTTGCCGTTTTTGTAAATACCAAACATTGTCAGCAAGAACAGACCAGCTGTAGCTAATGCACCGCTGATAGCGTTTGTTTTGACATATGGATCGCCAGACAATACAGCGATTGCTATTTGTGGTGCAATTGCACTTGCACCCAAGAGCAGGTCACCGATGATATACACAACTAGCTTGGTTCGTTTACTGATACCTTTGATAATTTCCTGAGCCTCATCTGTCTCAGCCAATCCCTGTGCTAGGTTAGCTTGTTCGGCAGTCACTTTTTCGATTGCTTCGATATCTTCTTTGGTGAATGCTGGTGTTGCCATTTTTTCCTCCTTTGGTTTATTATTTGGCGCTTCCTGTGGTTTTTCTGGTTCAGATGGCTTCGTATCCGGTTTGCTTGGTTTTGGTGTTTCTGGCTCTTCTGGTGGTGTTGGTGTGGTCACCTTACCCATGCTCCGCAACTCGTCAATGGATTTATTCGAGACATTAGCGTCTAGCTTCCCGTCATAGCTAGGAATAGCCAATGTCTCTGTGTACTGATGAATAAACGAACCGTGTGCGTAATTGTCTTTAGTTCCATAATTCGGATACCAATCTACGCGTTCTAAGCCTAGTTTCTGAATAATAGCCTCACCTGCATACGTGAACACTTGCTTGCCAGTTTTCTGTAAGACTAGGTTCTTAAATAGCTTCAATTGCTCTGATGTTCCTTCAAAATCTGGTTCCAAGTCGACAAATAGAAGTGGTGCGTTGACAAGTTTTTGAGCTTCCACGAACCTTTCAGCTTCAGTCTTTGCTTCTTCTTCGGCTGAAAAATAAGGTAACCAATAAATACCTAATAGCTTATCGCCCGCGGCTTTAGCGAATTTTACCAATTTCGGGTCAATCTTGTTAGCGTCGCCTCCGTAACTTTGACCGACATGACCAGCCTTAAGAATAACACCAGCGAACTTATGAAAATGATTTACAATAGCGTCATCCTGATGATTCGAAACATCCAGTATAATCTTGCTGTAATCTTCTTGTGGTTCTGGTTGTGGCTGCGGTGCTGTTTTTGGCGTCAAATCTGGCAAATCGTGTAAGTCTTTGTCCTCGAACAATTGACGGCTCATATATTTTCCACTACGAGCAGTAACGTACCAAACAGTATCTCCAGCGATTGGTTGACCATTCGTAACGTAACCTTTCATCGCGATGACATCGCCTTTTTCTAATTCCTGAAAAATAGCTGAATTTGTGTTAGCTTCGTCACGAGCGTTGCCGTCTTCTTCCATTTTTCTATCTGTTGGTTGAGTTTCGTCGTAATCTTCGGCTATACATCTGCCGTCGCAACAATACGAGTATCCGAGGTAGTCGGGTCCATAGTTGCCCATCCAGTTCATCAGTTCTTCAATGCTGTTATAAATCCCTCTTGCTCCACTATGAACTTCACTGTCGTGGATTTCGATTGAGCCATCCTCGCGCTTTCGCATCAAAAATACGTGTCCATCTTCTGTATACTGACCTATTGAAAAGCCTAGAAAACCAATCACCCAAATGCCGACAGGTGCAGGACCTGTATTTATACGACCCGCATTCAATTCGTTTAAGTACGCTGTTTGAGCGTTCGGCGAGCGAGTTAGTGAACTGATAGCGTCATCTACATACTGCAAGCACCAGCCACTCTGAGCACCGACGTTTAGATTTGGTTCATAGATTTGTCGAACTGGCATCACTTCCTCCTCACTTGCGTTTGTTGAACTTCTTCTTGTAATTCCGTAACGGTTTTATTCTGCTGAATAAGGTTGTTGGTTGCATAAATTGCTAGCCCGACAAGTGCTATGGCAAATAATTTCGCTAGATTACTAGTTACTAAGCTCCAGAAATTCATCACACCTTCAATTTCTGTGCGTTTGACGTATTTTTCTTCTGATTCTTTCTCGTGTTGCGCGAGCTGTGCTTGAGTAACGTTTGCTCGTGCGATATTTTCAATTCGTTCTAGGGTAGTTGTGTGTCTGTCTACGCTTTCTTTAATATGCTCAACGTTTGCCCACAAGGCTCCAAATTCTTTAGCTGATACTTCTGGTTTTTCGTTCATAAAATAAAACTGCGGTTATTCAAAGTGTTAATTGAGATTACCGCAGTTTACCGTAAGCGTGACGTGATATATTTATATTATAATATCATTTCTCATAAACATCAAGGGTCAGCTCGATTTGTCGCACAGTATAGACTTTACGACAATGCCTGGCAATAAATACACGACCACCGAGCAGGATACGGGCAAAAAATGGGTTAATGGAAAATCCATTTATCAAAAATCTATAACCTTTAACACGACAGGATCTGGTGCGGAAGAAACTGGTGCGAATAATGAAAACTTTAGCTATATAGACACTCTAATCTCGCTAGATGCTATCTTAAACATGCCGAACGGCGAAAGATACCCAAATAGCTACACAAACCCATCAGCACCATCTATTCAATATTTCCAATTAAAATTTGCTAACTGGAACAACGCCCAAGTATTACGCTATCAGACAAGAAGCGTTGGTACGGTAACAATGACTATTTTATACACGAAAAAATAAGAAGATGTTTAATCGCCAGAAGTATTATTAACCCCAACAAATCTCATTGAAAATCGGCTATGTGTGGATGGTCCTCCATAATCACGGCTTTCAGAACAGTGTGCTCGTACATCAATAACATCACCCTTGTTAAGAAGCGCATCAAATGTATGAGATAAACGCATTAAAGTCAAGCCGTTACCACTACCAGCCACTCGTGTCATTTCCTCTAACATTGCGCCGTTCTTGTAAATCATAACAGTAGCAGTAGCTGACGGACTATAGCCAGCTGACGTTACAGCTGCTTTAGCTGAGATGGTATAGATACCGTCTACTGGTACAGTTGCTTGATGAGTACTCTTATTAAACATCTTTACAGTGTCATACTCTACTGCATTATAATTAACTATTGATACACCTCCACCCGCAAGAGCGTCCCATTTTGAGGTAGTAGCGGCAAACATAGGCATTGTCGTAAAGTCTATACTGTGCGACGAAAGCTTGCCATAATTGATGGCAATCATCTCATTTGTAATTGTAGTCGTGAAAGATTCGGTTGTAATATTAGCAATGACCGCAATAACAGCCTGTGAGCCAGTAGCGCCGTCTTGCGTCACAGCCTGCCTAATCTGAGATTCAGTTGGTGCCACTGGCGTTGCAGAGGTAGAACCATAAACAACGATCAAACCGCATGATGACGGTGAGCCTGTAGTATTAGTATCTGTAGAGTTTAGTGCGATGTTGTCAGAATAAGCCACGACACTTGCGATGCGTTTATTAGAACTTGGTGCAGTAATTCTAATAACCTGCTGTCCAACAATATCAAGCGCAATCAAAAAGCCGCTCGGTAATTTGCCTAACACGACATCTGGGTTATCAGTTGTTCCCCCTACTAACACATTCATGTCAGCAACGGTGTTTCTAATAACTCCACGTCCCGAAAACAGCCCGTCAGAGTGCTGCTGTGCCCACATATTCGCTTCATACACACTTCCATGCCCGTTCGGACGAGAACGTAATCTAACAATTTTTCCTGGATTAGTAAAAGCCATAATTCTCCTCTTAATTGAATTACCGCAATTTACCGCAAGCGTGACGTGATTATTTATCTGTGGATATTATATCATTATTTTATACTTTAGTAAATTTCCCTCGCGTTGAGCCTGTAGCAATGACGCGAATATAGAGATCGACCTCCATAGCGGGCACAACAATTCCAAGCATCACCGCCGCTTCGCCATCAGCTTGAGGCAACTGGTAAAAAGTCATTTTGGGAAATTGTGTTGAAAAATCAGCGTTAGCTGACACTTGCGGAAATAAATCTACAAACAGAGGACCGTCTTTTGGCTTAATATCAGGAATAAATTTGATCACCACATCAATTATACTATTCCCACCACCGCGAATATGAAATACCTGTGAAACCTGCAGAATAAAGTCGACCAGCGAAGCCGCGACCGGGTATATAACTTTCCTGGCGGCATTTTCATTTTCAAGAGCTCTAATTCTTGATTCTACATTCATACCCCTTATGCTCCTATATTTTTCAACGTTAAATCGCCATCAAGCATCGAATGAACAACAACATCATAGGTTGTTGGTTGCCACGGATCAAGCCCATATCGATAAATCACCCACTGAGCACCATGAGCATAATTTGTGCGCCTTACACGAGAAACCGAGCCTGAACTAGCCTTCAGTTCCAACTGAGCGATTGTAGGAATTCTTTTTTTGGTAGTTAGTGTCACTAAAACCCTTTCGGTGCCATTAGAGGGAACACTCCAATAACCGGATAGCGTATTTGGTATAGTCGTTATTTTTGCGCTGCGAGAGTATAGCGGAATTTTAGTCGCTGCTTGATAAAAGCCTTGCTTAAGAGCCTTCGATTCGCGCTCCAGCTTGTCTAACCACTTTTCAAGATTCATTGAACTCTCCTCATCGACAAAGTCCCCGCGACAGGCGATATCGCCTGCACGGTTAAATCACAGTGGGCACCATCACGGTCTGGGAAAAACCACGCAGATCCATCTATAATTATCGCGAATTTAACATAATCTTCGCCAATCTCTTTAACCTGTGACCACCAACCGTATTCATCATCAGCGTTTGGATCTCTACCTGTCGCACCTGGATATGTATGAGGATTTTGATCATGATCGTATGACAGCTGCACTAGAGGTGGTTTTTTGATTCCGTCAGAACGTCGAAAGACAATCTCCCATTCAGCTGTCGCCGTCTTGTCTGGCGCCAGGTATTGGCTAATAAAACCACTCCAGGTGGCGGTCTGTAGATTATTTTGAGCTAGCTGTCCATAATTCAACGGTGCAGCAACTTTCTGGGACCGCTGCTCATTCTCGATTGACATTAGTCGACGCGTCGTGTTGTCGTTAAACATCAATCAACTCTCCGTAGACGTGGCGTCACAGTAGCAACGCCTTGATTATCCCAGCTCGTCTCCATCGCAATTATCCGCATCCAGCCACTGAAGTCACTACCATCATCGTTTTCTTCCTGAAATCGAAACTCATCACCGAGTGCCAACCCGTTATTTTCGTTAGCCGAATCGCCCCAAACGATAGGTCGCCCTACCAACTTTATCTGCGGGACCAACGAATCAAAGCTGCGCTGTGCTAAAGATTTTTGAGCATATTCTGCAACTGCCGCTTGAGATTTGAGGTTTGATTGCGTTTCATAAACTCGCCAGTAGCAGTTGTCTTGAACAGCCGCGTGATTGCTAGCACTAGCAAGCTCAGCAGTATCCTCACCAGTTTCAGGATTACCAACCTGACCATTACCAGCCACCAAAACGTCGCTAGCATAGTCTGCAGACTCTTCAACCGCATAGCCGCTAGCCCAAAGCTTATATACTCTGTCACTAGGATATTTGATGATGATGTTCTTACGCTTGCCGCGTGGTTTCAATATGTCGATAATTTGCTCGTTATGATTGTCGGGGTTGACACGAAAAACCACGTCAAACTTTCCAGTTCCTGTTTCATTATTCATTGCGTCACACAGAGCCTTACTGACAGTCTGAAAATCATTATACTCAACAGTTTTTAGCCTAAGCTCATTAACAATACCAAATTTCCATCTGACAGTCTCACCAGCCTTCTGGGCTCGTGCAATAAACTCGCTAATCAAGCTTTGAGCAAAGATATGTCCAGGTGTATTTGAGAAGACGCGGTGAGGCGATTGTGTGTTATTCTTGTCACACACCAAATCGCCGCTTAGCCTTGCAAAGTGTTCAAAGAACTTTAAGTCTAGCTGCTGATCAGATCCATAACCGCTGCGCGCCGGTCTAGTCGCCAAAAAACCAGAAAATCGAGGTAGCCCGTCCACTAAAAATACCATGTGAGTTTTACCAACGCGCAGCAATGACTCTGGGTTATCATCCAGTCGTATTTTTGCATGTTCTTTGAACTTGGACCAGCTGATACTAAAAGTAAACTGATCAGCTGTTGCTGAATCTGACTCACTTTTCAACGATTCGCTCAGCGCTCGATTTTGAGCAAACTTATTGAAGTCGCCGATTAGCGTATCGCCAACATATAGCAATAGCTTGTGTTTTTTATCTGAATTAGCCAATGACATTATTCCACTCCAACTCTGATGTTGTGGCTTCACCACTTTCCACATCAAATCCAATTAAATTATTTCCCGGAGCGATTGATAGCTGACCAATGACATTCCTTGAAACGATAGCACCATTCAGCCGCGCTTCCCCAGTCGAAAAGTCAACAATAAGCGTCTGGGTTGATGATATGCTGCCGTGATAAGTTGCCGATGTGTCTGTCGTATTATTCTGAAGTGATGGATTGACAGCAGGACCTTGCAGGACCCAGACAGGATAAACCTTAATGGTCGAAGAAACAAATACACTGCTTAGCCCACCGCTTGCGCCAGACCAAACCTCGCCAACTGCATCATAAACTTGCCCTTTGCTGTCCCATACCTCACCGCCAGTTGCGGCTGAGACACGTCCCAGCTTTACGTTATTTGAATACACCTCATGTCCATCACTACCTTCAGCATATTCGAACAAGACCGAATTGCCCACTTTGAATTCGGTTGAAAATGTCGTATTGCCTTCATCTGCTGGTACAGGCAAATCTAAGCTGCTACTCCGCCAAGCCCCTTTAATAGCGAATAGCTGACCATCTCGTTTTCCATAAACCAAGGTAAATGTATGATTGGCAGCAAAAAAGCTACTAATCATACTGTATAGCTTCCAGAAGCCACTCTCTTTAGGCAAGATTAGCCCATTGATTGATTGAGTGTAGGTAGACAGTCGCTGACGAATCATTTCGCCACCATCAGTGTCAGTGTAGTCTATGTCTGAAGTGTCGAGGTCTGGTCGTTGCAGTAAGCTATTATCAGCGCTCAGTCTTACCTCAGAACCGGTAAGATCAAGACGCTCACCATCATCCCTTACTACTGCCACCAAGCTAAATTTACCGCGTAAAGTTATCATCCCATCACTCTCCCTTTTTGCAAGGCGATTATTTTACTAATTTCGTCAGCAAGCTCTTTTGGATCACGATTATAGCCGTTGATGTTAATAGTCTGATATAACGTATTGCCAGCGCTGCCAGTCGTGTTTATGTCATTCAGCTTGTCGTAGCCAATCTTACGTGCAGATGACGCCTTAATGACATACTCGCCGTTTGACAGCAACATTGGAATTGAATCGCTAGTTGGACCGCCAGGACCAAACACCGCTCCACCCTGTGCCCGCTTACCCAGCTTAAAGCCGGATAAATTGACCGGGTTAGCCTTTACGCCAACCGCTTTTAGAGCATTTCCGATACCAGGAATATTGATGATATTATTAATCACTTTATTTAGCGAATCTTGAAGCAAGTCAATCATGCCATCTAACAATCCAGCAGTAAAGTTGCGTGTGATACCGTAGCCAGTGCCATACCAGTCCTGTCCGCCAACAGAACTGATCAAGTTAGCGATAGAGTTGATGATTTTAGATATTCCATTCGATATAGAATCCACCACGCGCGATATAGCATTACCAGCACTCTCAATTACGCCGCCGATTGAATTAAAGACGTCGGTCAGACCGCCGGCTACAGCATTCGTCAACGGTATAACAGCTTCATTGGTTAGTCTGATTATGGTGGTAGTAACCGCACCCAGCACGACCAAAAACGTGCCTACTAAAAACGCTGCCAATGGGATTACTACCATATTCAGAAAATCTCTCAGCCCTGGCGATACGATACCAAGCGCACCGCCGATTAGCAGGATTGCGGCTGCCACACCGGCAGCGGCTGCTGTAAATGATAGCACGCCCACCAACACATCCGGCGACGCCAGCGCCTTAAAGAATCCAGCAACAGTCTCGCCTGCACCCTTGAAGAATTCTGTTACTGGCTTCCAAGCACCCTGCACAGCTCCACCAGCCAAAGTCCCCATTTCCTTAAAGAAGTTAGCCATACTTTTACCAAAAGTGAACTCCTTAGGTGATTTTTTTACCGCAGACGATAACTTATCTACGCCACCAGCTACCGTGTCAGCAGATGTGCCGACTGCGCTGCCAGCTCCCTCCATTGTTTTCGTCACAGCATCAACTGAACCTTTAGCAGCCTTCAGATCTTTGAATTTACCTATCAGCGTCTGAGCGCCGCCGATGACGCCAGTAAAAATACCTTTACCCAGTTTTGCCCATGGCTTTAATGTGTCAAGCGCAGAACGCGCACCGCCTGTAGCTATCTGTAAAGCCTTGAATCCAACAGCTAACTTTACAATATTGGCGATTAACTCTGGATTATTTTTAGCAAAGTCAAATAGCTTGCGAATAGTGTCCACAGCGTCTTTTAATCCCTGAGCTAATTCTGGCGATTGCTTTTTAATCTCCTCAAAAACAGTCTTCAGCATGCTTTTTATGACTGGTGCCAAATTCTGTAAGAATTGTTTTGCGCTGGCTAGAAATATATTGAACGACTCTTCAAAATTACCGTTTGGATCAGCTAATGACGTCAGCATATTATCAAAAGCGGCTTTAGCAGCATTAAAGCTACCGCTAATAGTCGATGACGCTTCCTTGGCTGAAGTGCCAGTAATATCAAGCTTAGTTTGAATATTATGTATAGCCTCGATAACCTTATCAAACGGAATACTGCTGACGTTTTTAGCCGTTGCCTTAAACGTCTTGCCCATCACACCACTATCGTTGATAAGGCGTGCCATCTCACTTGCCGTACCACCGTAACCCAGCTTCAAGTTGTCGAGCATAGTGTAGTTGTTCTTTGCAAATCCCTGATATGCGTACTGAATTGACTCCATCGACGTACCCATTTTATTTGCATTGTCAGCCATGTCAGTGATAGCCATGTCTGCTATCTTCGTGGCTTTAGCGGTGTCACCTTTTAATCCCTGTAGTAGCGACGCAGAAAAACTCGTAACAGTATCCATATACTGATTAGCCGATAACTGAGCTGTTTTGTATGCGTTTTTGGCGTATTGGACCACCTCACCCGAATTCTTCTTGAAGAGTGTTTCCACGCCACCAACAAGCTGCTCATACTCAGCGAACTGCTTAACAGCATATGTAGCAATACCGCCCAGTCCAACCATCGCGCCAGCTGCTAGTGACTTAAATTTAGAGAACGCTTCATCAGACCGTTTGCCAAACTCTGAAAACGCCTCACCAAAAGCCGCTTTAGATGACGCTAAAAAACTGCTCTTAAATTTAGAGCCAAAGTTATTACTGGCACCATCACCAGCGTCACCAAGTGCTTTCTTGACGTCGTTAGAAACCCCTTTGAGAGAGGGCTTTATCTGAATCCATGCTGTACCGATCGAAGTTGCCATAAAAAATGCGAATAAATAGTTTATTTATCCGCATTTGCCGCAAGCGTGGCGTTGTAATGGTTATATTATATCATATGCTAAGGTTTTTGACAAAAGACCCCAACCAGCCCGGCTTAGTCTTCAACGCGCCAGCAGTCCGCTTGTCAGCAGCCTTAATCATCACTCGTTGACGAAATGCCGTCGGCTCTGTCATAAGCTCAAAGTTGCCCTCAAAACCAAACTCCACTACAAATTGCGCTCTCACTGTATCCAGAATACGATTCATATTCTGCATCTGGATTTGCGCTATACCTGGATTGTTGCGAAGTATGTCCGCACCGCCAGATTTATCAAGAATAAAATCTACATTTGACATATCTACATAATATCACATAGTATATTGTTTTGCATTTTGAGTATACTATTGTTACAATAAATGCAAGTTTTAAGATAAAAGAGGATATTATGTCTACAGAGTTTCAAGAGAAAGCTTGTGAAAAAGCATTACGCGAATATCGCAAAAAATACTTAACAAAAAAGGAAAACCTCAACGCTGATGAATCGACAGCGCGATTGATGGTCAATAGTTTACTCAGCACCGTGCTTGGATACACGCTGATTGATGAAATAAAGACTGAGCACATGATACGCGGCACCTACGTTGATTATGTCGTACAATTAAACAAGAAGATTCATTTTATTGTTGAAGCCAAAGCAACATCTATCGATCTAAATGAACGACACTTAAAACAAGCGGTTGACTATGCCTCAAACGAAGGCGTTGACTGGGTTATTTTGACAAATGGTCGCTGTATTGAGCTGCACCGTGTCATTTTCGAGAAGCCAATTCGTTCACAGCGTATCTTCGCATATGATCTGACAAATCTGTCAACAATCCGCACTGCCGCTAAGCACCTAGTCAATCTTACTAAGAAATCTGTATTGAAAGGCGACCTGGATAAGTACTGGAAGCGATTTGATGCATTGACCGAAGACAATATGAGAAAAGCCGTCAAGTCACCTGATGTCGTTCGTAGTTTGCGCTTGTTTATTAAGAAAAAATCAACGATCAACTTCACCGACGCTGAAATTGCTAAGGCTCTTGATAGACTGATCAGCTAGTCCTGATACTGCGCGTTCGGGTTCAGATGTTGCCATAAATCTCTTAAGTCAGCCTGCTCTTCTGATTGCTGTTTCTTACGATCTTTATCAAGCTGTTTGCGCATTTCAGAAACATACTCTGGCTCAAACTTCTTCATAGCTTTAGCAGGCTTAGCTGTTTTGCGCTTATTCATATTATAAGTCAATGTTGTGAGTATATTCACTTCTTGTAATATTTGACTCAATGTTTCGTCGCGCCATGTCCAGCTCGCTGCTGGCACTAGCTTGCGGAAAATCCTGCTTTCTACTGGCAAATTCTCAAATAGCCTAGCGTAGCGTAAGAAACCGCTTCGACGTCCGTCAGCATCCGGGCAAGCTTCTAATAAGTTCAGATGATAATACTGTTGGAAATCAGCTTCAACTAGACTAAATTCTTCCACGAACGCCGCTGCGCTCGATTGCCAGCTTTTGGGAAGCATTCATCCACCTTCGCTGTAATCTCTAGTAGCGCTTTCTGTGAGAAGTAACCGTATTCCTTCTCGATATGGGCACGAATGTCATCATAAACCTTATCACCACCAATCAACGCCATATACATAGTCACTAGCTCAGAGATATTGCCAGTTCGGTGCGCTTCAGACAAGTCACTAATGAAATCGAAATCGTCCATTAGCTGCATATTGACATCAACCGTGTATCCATCCCAAAGTTCAACTGTCTTTTTTGGCTCACTCGCCATATTATCCCTCCATAAGAATTACTTACTGCATATTATAACAAAAAAACGACTATTTTGCAAGTCGTTTTTCTGCGTGTACTCTTCCCAGTCTCTAGGATTTCTTAGAGTAGTATTCCTTTACATACACCAATTTACCAGCGGCATCCGCAAACTTATACGCAGTCAGAGATACCGGTACAGTGATAGCATCTGAGTTGTTGAACGTCATGTCACCAGAGCGATCAGTAAACTGTGCGTCGCCTAGAATTTGACGGTGACGTCGGACCCCACCACTGTTAGTCTCGATAGTTTCGCAGACAAACACACCGTGAGGCAAGATTTCACCAGTGTCATCAATGGTGATTGCGCCATCAGTTTCAATCTTGACATTGCCCTTACCATAGCGGAACTGCAAGACTGATACGCGCGATGACTCTAGCAGGTTAAACGTAAAGTTACGTCCGTAGCTTGTCTGGTTGCGGGCGACAGTCTCAGGACCCCAAGCCTTAATGTCGTCCCCCTCTTCTGCCGTTGTTGAAGTCAAACCATCTTCAGTCACATAACCCAGATTCACAAATTCGCTTGCGAGTGGTGTGGTGGCGTCAGTTGGTAGCGCTGTACCCAGAGGCGCCCAATATAGAGCGCCTTTCGGGTTAGGCAGACCGATCGCGATATTGCTCTTGTCATTGCCCATGTTACGCCGCCTTTACAACAGCAAACGCCTTAGTGTCCAAAATCTGGAAGCCAAACGGCAATTCCATGCGGATACCAATTTGGTTGTGTCCAGCCAAGTCCTTGCCTGTATTATCAAAGTCACCAGCAGTGTGAACGCGCCATTCAGCTACTCCAGCGAAGCCGAGAAGCAATTGACTCCAGTCACCAAGCACCAGCTTAGTTTTATGATCACGTGCAACTTCTGGTGATGTTGCAGCAGGTTTTCCAGCCAACATATTACCACTCAAGCCGAACACACCCAATTCTGGATATTTCTTCTGATTACCTTCAATAACCGTCGAGAGTAGCTTGGATGCATCACTTGAAATAGCCACACCGTTGATATTCTGCTCCGCCAACTCTGTTACAGCCGTAGCAAAGTCTGTATCAAGAGTTGCCGAAGTAGTACCGGTTGTTGGAACTAGAATGCTTGAGCCAGCTTTAGTCATGTAGGTAGTTAGCTCAGTGTCAACTGTGCCAGTAGACGGATTCATACCATGTAGCACAATAGTATCCAGGTCTAACCCTAGAGACTTCGTCAGCCAGTTGTCAACTAAACGGCTAATAAAGTCAGCCTGTTTTGCTTCTGTCCAACGCATAAACTCTTCAGTGACGCGCTGCGAATAGACCAGCTTCGCTGTCGTGAACGGCTTAGATACTACCTTGCGTCCGTTGTCAGGCTTCGCACCGCCTTCGTGAACAAGCGCACCGCGAGCGCGACCTTCCATCACAAACGGCTTGTTCTCGCCAATGTTAATAGTCGGTGTTTCAGGAACTAAAGACAATACAGCTCCTGAGAAAGTGCCGCCAGTTGAGAACATCTTATCAAGCGGCTCAGCAATATCAAGTGTGTGCAGATCAGTTACTGCCATAATATTACCCTCCTTGGATAAAATTAGGTTAATTAGATCGTAACCTTTACACCTGTACGCGTCTGAATTGCGCTAGCTTTACCTGGTTGTTGTCGGTTCGGTGCGGTTGCTCCGCCACCAAACTTCTCTTTCAAGTTGTCGGCTTCTTTGCGCATATCTTCCTCGGTGCCAGTACCAAGATATTTCTCAGTGCCAGGCTTGAAGCCATACTCAGCGGCAATGGTCTTCTGTAGAATTGTCGTCTCTAAATCTTTGTTCTTCGACGTCAAATCGTCAATCTGAGGTTGATATTTTTCCTTGGCGTCTTTTTCAGCCCGCTCAGTGATAGTGTTCGTAAGTTCGTCACGCACTGATTTTTCTACATCTTCGCGAATCTTTGCTGATTCGTTCTTGACCCAGCGCTCGTGGCGTTCTTTGAACATATCGTCTGTGTTGACTTCTGTAAATTCGCCTGCGTCGTTTTTGGTGTAATATGTCACCCTTTTATTCCCTCCGTCAAAAGTATACGTACCCATATTATAATACATACTTTACAAAATCACAAGCCATAATTATAGTATTTATTTAGTTTTTGAATCGTTCTGCAAATTATCAACGATACTCGTGATAACTTGATCAATTTCATTACTCGATAACCCTGCATTACGCCACACCGACCGCTGCATCACGATGCCCGGTGCTACCTGCGCGACCTTATTTAGACCGTCGCCAAACTTGCTAATGTCGGACCGATAAATTGGCAACCATACTGGTAAAACAGCGTCAAGCTTCTGCCGTAAATTATCGTCAATTTTCGTCACGTTATTCTTGTGCATCCACAACGTCATTGCGAACTGCTTAAGCTGATTACCGATTTCTTTCTGCCACTCAATGATCGCTTCGCGCAGGTCATCGCCGACAATCTCCAACGATTCAGGCGACTGCGGTGCGTTGCTTGATAGCCCCAAATTATTCAACGACAGCTTCGTATCAGCACAAAAATTACGCGCAGACATCAGCAGCGAATCGTTAAACGGCGCCATAGCGTGCTGCGCAAACTGCGCCACTTGTGGTATCTGACCGTTCTCGTTCGACGTAATTTTTAGGATATCGCCTGTCTGAGACTTAATAACGTCAACATCTGTCTCATTATCGACACCCAGTAAAATATCGACTTTAGTGTTGTAGTGGTACGCTGCAACAATAGCCTGTCGAACTGTACGACTAGCGTCAATTAATGCATCGCGAGACGACCTAACCAATACCGTTCTGCCGAACGGTTGGCGCGTCGTCGCCTTGTGCGTCAACATGGTCATCAGCGGTCGTCCAGTGCGATTATCGTATTGGTTCAGAGCCCCGTCCTCACAAACTATAGTTTTGTCACTAAAGAACTGCATATAGCTGTCAGGACCATCAGTAACGCTCGGCGTGCTACTGCGGCGGAACACCGCCACGCCAGACTTCAGATTTTGCGTATACCAATCGTACACGCCTGTCGCCTCCAGCGCAGTAAACGGCATCACCTTGTCACCTGCCAGAGCCAAAAAGCCGATACCGCACACCAGGATATCTTCCTTAAGATTGTCAAACGCCTCGCGAACCTTGTATTCATCAAGTATCTCATTCAGTCCGATAGTGTCATTTTCAAACCTATCAAACCGCGTTTTGTTTGCGCGCATCTCAACAGCACGCCTACCCCAGCCAACATGTTGCCTAGCGATTGATCGTGCAATTTTACTAGTCTCATAGTCGCTATAGCTGAATGTACCATCATAAAACGGATATTTACCAACCGATTTATTAAGCTGTGAATAAACCCATTTCCAATCATCTAGTATCATCACCTAACTCCCCTCAACACACCAATCTGCGATTTACCAGATATCTTATTCAACCCCAACATCTGTAATTCGCTTTTCTTAAAGTATAAGTCGCTAGCAGGATTAGTAAATGTCATGCTTTCTGAATATGGGCTTGCTGACTGTGACCATTGAGTGGCTGGTGGCGCATCCGCAGGCGTCAGCATGGCACGCTTCACGGCTGACAGCACTACAAAACCTACCGAATCAGCAAATACTTTGTTAGTGTCTTTTTCGATGATTTCATCCAGATCAATATTGTTGTTTTTAGCGATCAGCCGCAACTGAGCAGATGCTGCATGAATAAGCGCCTCAGCCCGCCTTTCCTCGTCAATATCCAAGGCTCGCCATATTTCGGCTAATTTTTCTTTAGTAGTAAAATCTTTGAGTTCTGCCATAAAAAATGCGAATAAATAGTTTATTTATCCGCATTTGCCGCAAGCGTGGCGTTGTAATGATTATATTATATCACTTTTTCTTATTTTTGCCAGCATCTTCAGTTTCGACTTCAGTATCAGATTCAATTTCGGAGTCTTCTTCATCGCTAGCCGGCTCTGACCCCACTACTTCCCAAGCAGATTCAGCAATAATGGTGCCATCCATCACTTCAATTGTTTCGCCAGACTCTTTATTACGAATAATCATTATAGTACCCTCCTTTGGTTATTTACTATATTATACCATTTTATACACATGTCCACAACAGGATGTCTTAATATATCCGCTGCGCGATGCAATATCTGTCCCACCTAGACGGAGTGTTCTCTTTAATCAACGGTACCGTCGTACCAACAACATGATATGAGTGTCCTTTGTAATCAAACCACGCGCCATCGACAGTCTCGCTGCTCGTCTTCGGGATGTGAACCATCACCTCAGGCTTAGCCGCGCTCGGCGTACTCGTCTGCGACACCAAACAATCCTTGATCGTAAAGCTCGACAGCGTGCCGTCCTCATTAGGTCTATTCTTAAATTCAATATCTACGCCAATCATAGCTATCCTTTCTTAAAATTCTTTAGCACGCCATTACGCGAATTATAACCACTCACTTCAAACACGCAGTCGCATTTGTGGTGCCGCTTGAAATCATCGCTCGTCGGATCAACATATACTCCAGCCTTTTTCTGACACCATGCGCAGTCTGGCTTGCCGACATTAGCGCGCCGTGTCAATGTTGGGTGTTTTTGCATAGACTTCGCATTCGTAAAAGCTTCGTGCTGCGCCGCCGCCAATACTACATCGCAATACTCTTTCAGCAACATCGCGGCAGTCTGCCGATTCAGCGCACTGTTGCGCACAATCTTCACTGCCAGCCGTTCCGCCTGATCAGCCATCTCCGCATCATATCCGCTGCTCAGCATCGCCGCCGAGCCAAACACCTCGCTCGATAACGAATACAGCTTGCCATGTAGCTCGCTGCCGGTCCGCTTCAGTACATCCGCTACCAACTCTATTTTTTCATCTGGCGAAATACCCTCGCGTAAAATCGTCGCAACAACCTTGTCTATACCACCAGACGCATCCAGCGTTATTTCTGAAAAGTCCACGCTTGTATCCCCTTGATGATATTATCCACGGCTGTAGTGACTCTTTTTGAAAACTCTGCCGTTGGCTCTGAGAACTCAACGTCATCCATCGCCTTTAACTCGTCAATTTTCTTACTCGCCCAGGCAACCGACTTGTTGTCGGTGTCCTCCAACACTACACCTTTGCGCAGTGCCAAATCAGCCAAATAGTCACGCTGTCCCTCCGTCATAATACCCATATTATACCATCATCTACCCCTTAAATCAATCACCCGCGCACCCGCCAGAAAAACTCGTTTTTTTTTCTCGCGTGAAAATAGCCCCACTCACCGCGCTTGGCGCCTCTGGGACCGGGATATACACCCTCCCCGCCACCATAAAATTATATTATGTCAATATTTTTACAAAAGTATCATACTATTTTATAATAAGTTTATGGCACAGCGTAGGAAGTATGCAACAGCTAAAGATCCACGACGACAGTTCCCAAAACTAAGAGAGGATTTGCGCAAAAGAGTTTATGCTATGCAAGATACTTGTGGTATCTGCGGACGTGAGGTCGATAAGACTTTGCCAGCAGGTAGCCCGATGTCACCAGAGCTAGACGAGATCATACCAGTTTCTCGTGGTGGTTCGCCTTATGACATAGATAACCTACAGCTTACTCACAGGATATGCAACAGGCGCAAGGGGGCAAAGATGCCGGGGGATGATTTGCCAGACGATATCAACCCTACGCCAAATTCAAGAGCTTGGTAGGGTGGGGTTTGTTTTAGCAAAAGGAAAAGCGCTCTGACAAACAGAGCGCTCTATAACAACGACTGCAAATTACAACAATCGCCCAGCTATAATACTACTTTTTAAGCGATTGCTCAAGCCGGTAGTTTATCTCACCAGTTATGCTGCGACCATTTTCAGCAGCTAGCACAACTAAGCGTTCATACACTTCCTGCTTAATTCGTACATTATAAACTGGTGCAGATATCTCAACCTTAGACTTGGTAATCTTGCCATTCTTTTTTACAATTTGATTTACTATTGGCATAGCCTTTCCTTTCTTTTCTTTAGAGGACCTTAGCGCCAAGCGAGGCGTTAGTTTTATATTAAGTTTATCTTATTCTCTATCTGGTAGGCGATCGCTTCTTGATCTAACACCTCTTTTAATTCACCGAGCGTGTCCATCACCTTTGAGCGTTCGTCTGACAGATAAAGTATTGCTGTTTGTTCAGTCTCGCCCTTCCAACATCCGATGACTGGATATTGTAGAGTGAAAGCTTCGTGATTAGTGTTTACGGTTGATATTATCTTGTCGACCTCAAGTTTTTTAGTCTTGTTATTACTGCCGATAAAAGCTTTTATTGTAATTTGTTCCATTGTTATATCCTCTAATTGTTAATGTGCCTCGCTTGACTGTCTTTATTATAGCAAAGTTGCTTACATAATGCAAGCGTTTTGTATGCATTTTATGAAAAAAGTCAGAGATTTTTATTAAACCTGTGGAAAACTCTAGGACTGACCGATATTGCCAAGCACTTGCTGCCAGCGATCAGCTCTCATCTTTTTATCCTTAGCAGTAACCTGTTTTTTCGGAAATACCTTTTGTCCCCAAAAAGCAAACGTTGCAGCGTCGAGCGGCGCGGTTGATAATTTATCAGTCATACTCTCCCAGCCAAAGCCACCATATCGACCAAATGACCGCTCTTTTGTTATACGGACCGTCTGATTCAATAGCGGTTGGTCGTAGTGAGATAATTCGCCTCTGTCAATAGCATCTCTCATAAACTGATGTGCTGCCACCACCTCTTTCATGGTCGGCAGGATGATACGTTTTTTAGGAATGCCAGCCTTTGTAAGCTCCTCAAATAATATCGGTGCTCCAGTCGCTCCATCAAGTATAATCACTGCTGCTTGCCTCCAACGATCGATCAGCCATTTTGATAGACGATGGAACCCCTCACTCATCGGACGACTCATCACCACCTCAACATGTACACGACCATCTTTCAGTGGCTGCGCAACTACCAGGGACCACGAGCTTCTATTTGGTGGGAACTTTACAGAATATACAGGCTTAAATCCGTCATCAAAGTCAGGTTTCTCAGTAGCAAGTTCATCCCAATCTGCCTGTTTAATCGCTCGCTTATTATCAATACCATCCCACCAACCAAGCCGCATACGATTAAAATCATCTATTGTCATACTGTCAGCTTCAGTCTGTATCACCTTTTCAAGCAAAAATATATTTAGTGATGGATTAGTGTCTAACCAAGCTTCCTTGTCATGCACGTCAGTAATCTTTTCAACGCCCCATTCAGTCCAAACACCAGCAGCACCTTCTAGCTTGTTCCGCCTATTTCTGGCAAACACCTCACCGACAGTTTCAGCCATTGGCGGCGTTCCAGCGTAGATAATTTGAGGGTTGCCTGTCTTAGCTGATGCAGTCGTTGGCACTAGTGCTGATTGATGTGAATCAAGCATCTCTGCAGCCTCATCACATATCAGATCATCGTTAGTAGATCCCAAACCACCCATGCGTGTTCGAGTGTAGAAATGATACTCAGCGCCATTCAAAAATTCAATAAACTTATAATTCCTTGGTTTTTTACGAAATCTTGGCGTTAATAAATTGAATATTTCTTGGTGTTCGTTTTCATAGAAAAAATCTTGCACACGTTTAATAACAACATCAACCGTATTCTGCTGCTGAGCAGTAAACAGTCCTTTAGCTTTGCGAAAAATAATACCATAAATAATCCGCGCTACAATAATCTCAGTTTTGCCATTTTGGCGAGGCACGCTCAAGCCGCAATCAAGATTGACAAAATTACCGTCCTCATCCTCAGCCAGCCAACGACGCAGTACCAAACGCTGCCATTCAAGCAGTGTCATACCATACTCATCAAGCAGCTCAAATAAAAGCTCAGCTTTTTCAGTATTGCCAGGACTATACAAATCAATTCGCGGTATTTGGTTATTTTTTTGCTTTTTTCGCGGCATTAGAGGTATCCTTAATCACCTTTTTCTTTTTCGTCGCTCCTACAGCCTTAGGTGCGGTTTTAGCCTTTTTAAGTGTAGATTTGGCTGGTTTTTTTGCTTTTTTCGCGGCATTAGAGGCATCCTTAATCACCTTTTTATTTTTCGTCGCTCCTACAGCCTTAGGTGCGGTTTTAGCCTTTTTAGGCGTAGATTTGGCTAGCTTTTTTGCTTTTTTCGCGGCATTAGAGGGCGCTGCCGCTTTCGCTAGGACCTTTTCCAGGACCGAACCAGATTTTGGACGGCGGGACCGAATATTCTGCAATTCTTTTCTAAAAATATTGATATTCTGAGACAACCTAGCCACTTCTTGTTGTGAAATACTTGACGAGGTAAGCTGTTCAACGTTTTGACGGATCAAGCTTTCATAAAACTTCTCGTCATCATCACCGATTGCAAGATCCATAATGTCGGTTTCAATCTCTTTGTCGAGCCTACCCTTATAAAGTTTGTCCATTTTGCCAGGATTATCAAAGATATCAATCCAGCGCATAGCAGCCGCATATCCATCGCCAGGAAGTCTTGCTTTTAGTTCTTCTATAGAATCAATCAGTTCAGCGGCGGGTATTTTTCTAAAAAACTCTAACCATTCATCATAGCCATAATTTTCAGTGCCTTCCAAATTCATCACCGCTACCCTCCAATATAACTTTTATTATTATAACATAAATCAGCTATTCCGCCAGCTCTGTTATAGTCACTTCCACACGAGGATTTTTTCTATCAACACCGCCAAAACTTATTATCAGGCAGTTAACTATTCCACAGCAATCATCTTCTAAATAACCAGCATCAACTAGCAGGTCTAGTATACTACTTGCCATATTATCGAGATCGTGACGGATTCTGTCCTTATTATAAAAAACCATCATTACCTCTAAGGGACCCCTCCATTTCATGTTTCTAAACTTACGAGCCTTAGAGGAAAGACATATCTCTTTCATGGCTGTTTCGTGCCAATTGTTAAATTTCTCGCTGTTGGCAATAAATCTATTACCAGTGCGTGAATTTTTCAAAATCCGTTTATTATTCTTCTTACTAGGCACTTGACCTGCGATATCGAAGTTAACCTTCGTCATCATTTCTCCTCCAGCAACTCAGGATTTTCGTGAATATTGCCAACAACCTCTAATGCAATACGACCTGTATTCAAGTTGTGCATAATATCAGAGAAACTTTGACCAATCACGCCATCGCGACCTATGAGAAATTTGGCAGACTTATCAGCCCAGTAAACTCTATATGGAACACCCCTGTGGTGGGGATAGTATTTAACGATATCGCCCTCAAAAATCTCTGTACCGTTTATGTCTTTTAACCCTGTGAATTGCTCAATAACAATCTCGTCTGCCTCAACAATTCTTCGGTCATAAAAAGGCTCCTCTATAAGAACGGCTGTATAAACTCCATTCCCATCAAATCGTAATGATTCAACCTGACACATTTGTTTATATGGCTTGTACCAAGCCCTAACTTTTATTTCACGCATTAGATTTCCTTTCGTTGTCTGTTAATTGATTTTTGATAGCTGGATAGACTCGACGAATAAGTAACCTACGATATGGTTCTTTGCCGTCGATAGTTAGCTTTATTCCGTTGAGCTTTGACTGCCCTAGTAATTCAAAAAACATAATCTCACCATCTTTGGTTTCTTGCGTATAAATAGCATTTTTCGATTGAGTTCCGTCTGCTCTTAGAAAAACAAGGTCATCATCTGGAATATCTGATATTTTCATATTTCCTTCCCATCCTTGTAGCATTTCGAATAGCCCATTTGACCACCAAGCGACTTGCAACGAGCTTCGACGTTCCTACTGTGTTCAACATCTTGCAACATCCAAGGAATAACCAGAGACCCCACAGCAATTGCTAAAATCATCATTATAAAAGCGACTACATTGCTCCAGACAATATTAGATTTCATTTTCTTCATAGCACGTCTTTGGCTTTAATTACTTCTACTCCTTGGTCGCCAACAGTAGGATCAGCATTATAGACCTCATCGGCGTAATACTCTATTACGTCTGGAAAGTCTGCTCTAGATACAACCTCTTGGCTCGCGGCAGCCTTCCTAGCTTCATCCTCAGTTTCTGCCTCAACAAAAACTTTACCCTCATATACTATTCGAACGTTGACTTCGTAAATCATTATCATTTTCTTTCTCTATGTCCATAAATTAGTGGTTTAATTGACATCGTCTACCGAATTAGGAACAACTGTATAACCATTGTTTGATAATATTTCCTGCATTCTTTCTAGACGACGGCTCTTAATCATCTCAGCCTCTTCTTCCGTGATAAAGTTCTGACGAAGCTCTAGATCATTAAGGCGTACGTCTTTCTGCCAGTCGGTGACGATGACCTCTCGTGAGATCGTCGGCGTGCTAAATGCGTTATCGTCAACACTAACTGACACTTTAATTGGCACTTCGCCACGCTTAAGGCTTGGTAGTGTTTTAGTCATTCTAACTACTTGATTAGCGTTAACAACTAGATAAATTACATCTTTCATAAATATTCTCCTTGTCTTATCATTTAATTCAACCGCAGAACTGGTGCTGGCAACCTGTAAGGTCGACAACGTGGTACGCTAGATAGCTAATTGCTCACACTATCCTCGCACCCCGAACACGTTACCAGTGTTGGCTATATAAGGTGATGATTTGACGAGTTTTAATTTCCTCGAATGTGAGGGAATTAGGTTTCGTAAAGTCACATCACATGCCACGTCGCTTTGC